ACCCCCCACGGTGACGGGGCTGGTCGTGACGCCCGGCCTGTCCAACATCTTCTTCGAGACCGACCCGCCCACCTTCGCGATGGGGCACGGCTACTTCGTCACCAACATCTACGGCGCGCAGCAGGCGCCCGGCCAGCCGCCGCCCACCTTCGACAAGGCCGAGCAGGTGTTCAGCTTCACCGGCGATGTCGGCTCCTGGGCGACGACCCCCAACACGCTGTGGTTCCTGTGGGCCAAGTGGGAGACGCGCGACGGCGTCGAGTCGATCTCGCCGGCCGGCGGCACCAACGGCCTGCAAGCGATGACCGGCCAGGACGTGGACAAGCTGGTGGCGGCGATGACCGGACCCGGCGAGCCGTTCAAGATCGTGCCGGTGGCGATGTACCTGCCGGACGGCTCGCTGGTGCCTGCGGGCACCTACACCGCAGACGCCTACATCCACGCGGGCTTCATCCAGAACGCGCAGATCGCCAACCTCGCGGTCAGCAACGCCAAGGTCGTGAGCCTCGCGGTGGACAAGCTGCGCGCGGGCTCGCTCACGGCCGGCAACTACATCCAGAGCGCCAACTACGTGGCCAACGCGCAGGGCTGGCGCATCGATGCGAGCGGCTTCGCCGAGATGCAGAACGTGCTGGTGCGTGGCACGGGCTCGTTCCAGGGCGCGATCTACGCCGACTCGGGCTACTTCAACGGCGACCTGACTGCCGCCTATGGCCAGTTCCCCGGTGGCGTGCGCGGCGGCGCGTTCGTCGGCTGGGGCTGGCCGGCGGGCAGCGGCATGGGCTTCTTCCTCGGCTACAACGGCCTGCTGATGGGCAACCAGCCCAGCGGCGCGCCCTATGTGTACATGGATGCCAACGGCGGCGTGTTCACGATCTCGTCGGGCAACGGCAAGCCGGGGCTGCACATCGACACCAACGGCTCGACCTTCACCGGCACCTTGAATGTCACGAGCGGCGGCGCGACGCGCATGGAGATCACGTCGAGCCAGATTCGCGTCTATGAAGACAACGTGCTGCGCGTTCGGATGGGGGTGGGCTTTTGAGCACCGCAGGCCTGCAATGCTTCGACGACGGCGGCAACCTCACCTTCACGACCGGGGACGGGCTCGCGCGCATCGTGAAGACCGGCATGACCGGGGGTGCCGGCAACGGCGCCCTGTACGTGCCCGAGTGGGAGCCCGCGCTGGGCAACCGGCCCTGGTTCTGCACCGTCAACCCGGCCGGCTTCAACACGCTGTACATCCAGCCGGGCTTCAACATCGCGATGCCCAACCTTGCATGGTTCGTCGGCTACCCGGGCATCTACCCCAACATCAAAATGATCTGCGGGATTTACTGATGCCAGCCGCCTTCGAATGCTGGAACGACGCCGGCTACACCCAGATCGACTCGCAGTATCCGAACCTGCGGCTGGCGCAGAAGGGCTCGGTCTATTGCGATCAGGCGATCCCGGGCGACCTCGCCACGGCGGGCCAGATGTTCTACCGCGACATCGCGGTCAGCGCCGCCAACCCGGTGATCGCGTTTCGCTGCGGTACACACTGTGCCTCGGTCGGCATCGGCTTCGATGGCTCGACTTATAACCATCGCTTCTATACGCGCGGGCAGGCCTTCGTGGACTATTGGTGCTTTGCCGATGCGCCGGCGCCGATCACGGCCGGGCTGGAGGTCTACAACCAAGCCGGCCAACTGGTGTTCACGAGCAAGGACCGGCCGGCCAAGGTGATCGGCAACTACCAAGCGCCCACGCTGCCGCGTGGCGGCTCGGTCGAGTTCGGCGTCGCGGGCGCGGCGCGGCTGGCAATCATCCAGAACTCGGCCACCTTCGGCTTGTTCCCGGCGCCGATCCGCGCGCCGATCTGGGCCTACCAATCGCGCATCACTGACGCGGCCACGCTGAGCATCGCGTTCAACATCCTTTCCCAGGCGCCGCCGGCGTACAGCGGCGCGGACATCTTCCCGACCAACAACAACTACACACTGCTCGACACCGCGGGCCAATGATTCAAGCCGGTCTGCGAAGACCATAATGCGGCATCCGCCGCACCACCCCCGAAGGAGTACTTCATGCCATCTATCCACTCTCCCGCTCGCCGCGAGCGCGATGTCGCCCAAGGTGCCGCGCCCAAGTTCGAAGACTTCCCCGAGGCCGAAGTGGTCGGTGGGGCCATCATCCTGAACGGCAAGAACATGGGCACCCTGACGGTCAACGGCGACGTCGAGCCCAGCGCGTTCGGCCGCGCCTACCTCGACACGGCCGAGCAGGATGCCGTGGAGTCGGTGCCGATCACCGAGGTGCCCGACCCGGTGCCGGTCGGCGTGATCGATCCGGCCCAGCACGAGAAGGTGCTGCCGGTGGCCAAGCAGGCGGTGCGCCAGCGCAAGCAGAACGAGATCGTGGTCGATGCGATGAACTCGCCCACCGGTGCCGAAGAAGCGGCGTTCCAGGCGGTCGATGAAGCTGTCGCGCAAGACAGCACGGCCATGCATCCGGGCGACAGCCAGCAGGGCCGCGAGTCAGCCAACATCCGCCGCGAGCGCGACACCAAGGCGCCGGAAGGCAAGGACGCGGGCGGTCGCAACGCGAACAAGCCGGCCGACGCACGCAAGCAAGACGCCGAGCGCGACGACAAGGAAGCACGCCAGCGCGCCCGCGACTACCAGGAACAGCAGGAGCGTGAGCAGCGCGACAAGGAAGCCGCGCAGCAGCCGGCCGGCCGCCGCCCGGCACAGGCCGCTCCTGGCAGCGGCTTGCCGAACACGCGCTGATGGGCGGTGCCTTCGAAGATCGTCTTTGGCGTCGCGCGCATCCTGGCCTTCATCAACCAGCAACGGCCGATGGAGTTCATCCAGGGCATGCGCGGCATCGGACTGGAACGCGAAGGCGAGTTGGTGGCGGGGGTTCTGTTTGAAGGGTGGAACTACCAATCGATCTGGGCACACGTCGCGGCCGAGCCCGGATCGCAGTGGCTGAACAAGGAGTACCTGCGCTTCATCTGCAGTTATCCATTCGAAACCTGCGAGGTCAAGATGGTCCTGGGCTACATGGATGCCAGCAACACGCAGGCGCTGCGCTTCGCCCGCCACTTGGGTTTCAAGATCGAGACCCGGATCACGCAGGCCGCCTCCGATGGCGGTGACATCTTGATCCTCAAGCTGCGCGAGAAGGATTGCAAGTACACGAAAGCAGGGGTGTGACATGGGCGGTTCAGTCAAGGCCACGCCACCGGATCCGGCACTCGCCGAGGCGCAGATCAAGTCCCTCAACTCGCAGGCCCACCTGGGCGAGCGGGCCATGGCCAACGCGGAAGCGATGGCGCCCACGCAGATGGAGCAGATGCGCTTCGGGCTGGACGCTTCACGCCAAGCCTATCGCCAGACCCAGGAGGATCGCGACTATGCGTTGGGCCGGCGCGGCCAGTACGACACGGCCGTGGACGCCGTGCTCAAGGACAGCGACAAGTTCGACGAGTCGGTGCGCCGCCAGGAGTTGATGGCGCAGGCCAAGGCCGACATCTCCACCCAGTTCAGCGGCGCCCAAGACCAGATGACACGGGGCTTGAACCGCGCCGGCGTTGCGCCGGGCAGTGGCAAAGCCTTGCTCATGCAGCAGTCGGGTGAACTGGCTGAAGCGGCGGCCAAGTCCCGCGCCGGGCTCATGGTAACGGAAGCGGCGAAGAAGGAGGGGCTGCAGTTGCGTGGGTCAAACGTGGAGATGCTCAAGGGGGCACCGGCCGCAGCGGCCAGCCTGACCCCGGCCGCAGCCAACCTGGGCGTGATGGGACTGGACACTGCCAACACCGCGCTCACCGGCATGAACCAGGGCTTCGGCGAAGCCGGCAAGCAAGTCGGCGCCTACGGCCAGATGGCCGGCGACATGTGGAGCAACCAGAACCGGCTCTACACCGCGGCCGAAGCGGCCAACGACAAAAGCCGGTCGGAGATGTACGGCGCGGCCACCGGCCTTGCGCTGGGCGGGGCCTACAAGGGCGCTTCGAACTACAACTGGACCGGCAGCGCCATGGACAGCACGCGCAAGGGCACCTCGCAAAAGAACCTCTGGGGCTAAGCCATGGGCAGCAAATCCTCCGCACCACCCCCGGACCCGCGCCTCGCGCAGGCCCAGACCCAGGCGCTGAACGCACAGACCCACATCGCGCAGCGCACGATGGACCTGCAAGAGCAGATGATGCCGATGCAGCAGGAGTCGCTGCGCTTCGGACTGGAGAGTTCGCGCACCGCCTTCCAGCAGTCCCAGGAAGACCGCCAGTACGCGCTCGGCCAGCGGGCTCGCCTGGACACGGCGATGGACCCGCTGATCAAGGAAGCCACCGGCTTCAACGAGGGCACGCGGCGCGCCGAGTTGATGGGCCAGACCGATCAGGAGATCAGCCGCAACTTCTCCGAAGCCAAGGGCCAGCAGGAGCGCGGCCTGACACGCGCCGGCACCACGGTCAACGCCGAGCAGACCGGCGCCATGCAGTCGCAGGCACAGATGGCCGAAGCCAAGGCGCGTTCCTTTGCGGGCTCGGCGGTCAGCACCGCGGCCAAGCAGGAAGGCGTGCAGGCGCGCGCCAACGCGGTCAACATGCTGGGCGGCTTCGGCCCGATGGCCTCGGGGCTGGCCACCACCGGCGCGCAGATCGGCAGTCAGGCCACCAACATCGTGAACGCGGGTGCCGCCGGCATGAACTCGGGCCTGTCGGCCGCGGGCCAGATCTTCCAGCAGATGGGCAAGCAGTCCTCCAGCCTGTGGAACGATCAGGCCCAGGCCAAGTTCGCCGCCGACAAGGCCGCCAGCGACTCGAACTCGGAGACCTGGGGCGCGGTGATCGGCGCGGTGGCGATGGTGGCCATGAGCGACCGGCGCCTGAAGCGCAACGTGACGCGCGTCGGTCGCACCGCCAAGGGCATTCCGATGTACCGCTTCCGGTACCTGGGTGGTGACAGCTACCACGTGGGTCCGATGGCCGACGAGGTGGAACAAATTGTGCCGCAAGCCGTGCGCACGATCGCCGGCTTCAAGGCCGTCGATTACAGCCAGATCTAGGAGACAAGCATGGGCTTCGCAGCAGGACTCAAGCAAGGCAGCGGCCTCGTGCAATCGGTGCTGGACAACGAGCGCCAAGCCGTGCTCGATGCGCGCGCCGCGGAAGAGTACGACTACAAGAAGGGCGAGCGCGAGCGCGTGAATCAGGCTTGGGGTGGCGTCGGCAAATTCGGACGCGAAGGCCCGGCTTCTTCGACCGCGATCCCGGAAGATTACCTGACACCCGAAGAGCGCGCCGTGCCGAAGCCCGCTGGTGGACTGGCGCCTCCTGCGCCCGCGGGTGGAATTGCGCCTCCCGCTGCGGGCCTCGCGCCCCCGGCTGCTGGCCTTGCACCTCCTGCTGCGCCGGCTGGCGGACTCGCGCCCCCTGCTGCACCTGCTGCTGGCCTGGCACCTCCTGCTGCCCCTGCCCCCGCCGCGGCCCCTGCTGCGCCGGCAACCTCGGAAGCGATGCAGCATGCGCGCGAGATGTTCAACGTGGCTGTCGCCAGCCGGGATGCGAACGCGGTGACGCAGGCCCGTACGAACATCGAAGCGGTAGACCAGCGCGAGATCCTGGGCAAGGTCGGCAAGATGACCCCCAAGGAGATTTCCACCTACGTGCAGCAGCATGCCAACCTGACGGACGGCCTGAAGATGTCCATCGCCGAGGCCGGCCCCGGCAAGTATCGGCTCACGACCTGGGGCAAGGACGGCATCGGGAAGGAGACGCTGCTCAACGGCGCACAGGCCCAGCAGTTGGCTGCTTCGCACATGCTGATGGAGAAGTACCCCGACAAGGGCATGGCGATGGCCGCTGGCGTGCACAAAGACCTCGACGCGATGGTCAAGGAACACAACGCCGAGATGCTGGCCCAGAACACGCAGGCCAACACCGCCGTCCACAACTTCGACACCCAGCAGGAGACCGGGCGCCACAACCGGGCGGCCGAAGGCAACGCAGCAGCCAACACGGCGATCTCGCGCGAGCGTCTCGGGCTGGAAAGGGACAAGGCCACAGACGCCAAGAAGGACAGCAAGCTGGCGAGCATGGACATCGTGGCTTCCAACAAGGATGGCTACGTGCTGATGAACAAGCGCGGCGAGCGTGAGTTCGTGCAGTACCCCGAGGGCGTGACCCAGCAGGACTTCGTCAAGAAGTACATGCCGCAGGGCGACACGGCGCCCAAGATCAACGCGGACGGCAGCGCTACTTTCAGGGGCGATCTCTACGAGAAGGACCCGAAGACCAACAAGTGGACCAAGGCCGAAGGGTTCGGGCCGTCTGCGATCGAAACCAAGTTCGATACCCTGATCAGCGGCAAGAACAAGCCCGGCGCAGCCAAGCCCGATGCGGCCAAGACTGCACTAGAGGCTGGGCCGCCGCGCACCGCCATGAACCCGCCGCCCAACGCCCGGCAGGAGTTGGCCGAGCGTGCACAGAAAGAAGTCCAGGCCAAGACGGACCCGGAACTCGCCGCGCTGATGCAGCAGTACAACCAAGCCAGTGGCCGGCAAGCCGTCACCATTGGCCAGCAGATCAGGCAGATGCGCATGGAGCGCTACGGACTGGAATCGAGCCCGCTCGGCTTGTAAAGGATCGACATGGCCCTGCTAGACAAGATGCGCCAGCACTATGGCGCGGACCTGTCCGACGAAGAGATCATCACCCGCGCGTCCAAGGACCTGGACGTGCCTGTCACGGACATGGCCAAGGAGGTCGGCTACAAGACCGGCGGCAAGTGGGGCAGCGCGGCCAGCGGGGCCGTGGACACCATGCAGTCGCAGGCCTGGGATGCTGGCGAAGCGGCGGCGCAGGGGTTGGGCTGGGAGGGTGTAGCCAAGTATGCCAAGGGCAAGCGCAAGCAGAACGAAGCGTCTGCCGAGATCGCGGGCGCCGCCGCCGAAGCGCAGGGCCTCACTACCGACTGGCGTGGCATTCGAGGCGCGGGCGACGTGGGCGAGTTCGTCGGCAGCACGGCGATCGGCTCGGCGCCGCAGATGGGGGTCGGGCTGGCCGGTGCTGCGGCCGGTGCGGCCATCGGCTCGGTGGTCCCCGTCGTCGGCACCGCCGTGGGCGGCGCGGCGGGCTACGCCCTGTCGCAGTTGCCGCTGTACTTCGGCGCCAACCGGCAGGCGCAGCGCGAGCAGACCAAGGACCTGCTGGGCGGCGAGCGGGTGGACGACACCTCCGCGCTGCTGGCGGCGGGGGGCCAGACGGCGTTGGACATGTTCGGTGGTCCGGTGGGCAGTGCTGTGCGGCGCGGCGGCACGGCGATCGGCCGCAAGCTGGGACGCGAGGTGCTCAAGGAAGAGGCCGAAGAGGTGGCCGAGACTGGCGCGAAGAAGGCAGGGCGCTCCACGTTCTCGCCTTTGGCGATGGCCAAGGACTTCGCGGTCGGCGGTATCAAGGAAGGGGCGTACTCCGAGATACCGCAGCAGGTGCTGGAAGAGTACGCGCGCGGTGCCGTGGATTCGAGTCACGACCTGCTGGGCTCGGAAGCGCAGGGACGCTACATCGGCGCGGCAGCCGGTGCGCTGGCGCTGGGCGGCCCGGTGAACGCCGTGACCGGTGCCATGGGGCGCGCGAAAGCCAACTCGCGCAGCGACTACGATCCCACCGCTTCCAAGACCGAGGCGCCGGCGACGGTGGCGGGCTCCAAGAATGCACCGGCCGCAGGGCTGACGCCCGAGATGGTGGGTCCGCCGCGCGAGATGGTCGGACCCACGCGCGCCATGCCCGACGATTCCATCGTGGCGGCGCAGGCTGCAGGGACGGTGAAAGAGGTGCTCGGAACTCCGTCCGAAGCCAGGATCGACGCGAACGCGCCGCCGGCACCGCCGACACCCGAGCAGACGGCGGCCGACAAACGCGCAGCCGGCATCGCGAGCGAGAAGGCAGCCCTGGCCGCGCGCAGCGAGAAGGCAGCGGCCGATGGTGTCGATCCGAAGTACGTGCTGGAACACGCGGCGCTGGAGGGTGCGCTGAGCGAAGGCTTGATCAGCGAGGCCGAGGAGCAGCGGGCCGTGGCAGCGCTGGCGACGGGCGAGCCGGCCCTGGTGGCCGAGACCAAGAAGCTGGTGGCCGAGATCGAGAAGGAACACGCCACCCGCCAGCAAGCGCCTGTCCCGAAAGTGGCGGGCCTGTCGCCGGGCCGCAGCGCCCTGGCCGCGTTCACCCACAAGGAGACCGGCAAGCCGATGTCCGAGCAGGCGCGCGACCGTGCCTACCTGATCCTGGGCCTGGACGAAGAGGGCCACCCGGTGGGCGACCCGCTGACGCTGCAGGACGTGGCCGAGATCGAGCACCGCGTGCAAGGCAAGACGGGTCCGGTGCCCGACAACAAGAAAGCCTTGAAGGCCATCAGCAAGCAACTCAACGAGTTCGGCCTGGACGCGGAGGCTCGCCGTGCGCTGTACAAGCAGATCCACGGCGAGGACATGCCGCTCGAAGGCAACGTCACTGCCGAAGGCGACGCGGCGCTGCAGGAGGGCGAGGAGGTCGAGGTCGAGCCGGAGCACCGGGACCGTGTCACCGACAGCGACGAGTCCGAACTGCAAGGCGCCATCGGAACGCACGACACGCGGATCGGCGCGGAGGATGTGGGCGACACCGGCTCCATGCGTCTGGTGGGCAGCGCCAACCAGAACGTGGCCGTCGAGGAAATCACCAGCGAGCAGCGCGCCGACGTGCTCAGCAGCCTGATCGCCGGGCCGGGCTACAACGATGCGCAAAAGGAAGCCTTCAAGCAGGCACTGGGCAGCGGCAAGACGCTGGGCAGCGAAGCCGGCGCGAAGAAGCTGCTGGCCGACACGGCCAACTTCAACGAGGATGAACTCAAGGCGCTGGGGGTCCTGTTCGAGCACGGCAAGACCACCAAGGCGGCAGCCGGCCGGCGTGCCCGCGTGGAAGCCGTGGTTGCCCGGCTGACCGGCGAGATGACCGAGCACGAGCGGCAGGTGCGCGAGCGCCAACAGGCGGCGAACAATGCGCGGCTGGCCCAGGAAGAGTTGAAGCGTGCCGAACTCAAGGCCCAGCAGGAAGGCGGCCTGGAAGACCTGGATGCGCGCCTGGACGAGGACGGCCGCACGCTGCGCATGCACCTGATGCTGAAAACGGGCGAGTTCGAGACGGCCGAAGAGCGCGAAGAGCGCCGGGCTGCAGGCCGCATGTCCCGGCAAGAGCGCTTGATCGGCGAGTCGCTGGCAGATGCCAAGGCGACCTACGCGCGACTGTTCGCGGACCATGCCAAGGAGAAAGACCCGAACGACCACCTGCCGCCGTGGGATGAACTCACGCCGCGCGAGCAGGCGGCGTTCGTACGCATGGTGGACTACCAGAACTTCGAGAGCCGGGACCCTGAGCACGTCGCGCAGGGCAAGATCGCCGGCAAGGCGTACGAAGCGCAGGAGGGCCATGCCCAGCGCACGGCCGCCGCCAAGCGCGAAGCCGAGAAGGCGGTCGCCAAAGCGATGCCTGAGTTCCAGGCCGAAGTGAAGAAGACCTACGAGGCCGAGACCCAAGCCGAGACCCAGCGCATCATCGAAGAGTCAAAGGCCCGCTCGCAGCAGCGCAAGGAAAAGCTCACGCTCAAGGCCAAGCCGAAGGCCGAGCCCCCGGCTGCACCCGCGCCGGCCCCCCAGGAGAAACCCAGTGGCCAACAAGCAAGTCCCGAAAGTGTCAGTCCCCCGAAGCCCGAGCCCGTCGAAGCTAAAGCCGCCCCGCGAGTCCATCGACGAGCAAGTAAGCCGGCTGTCCAAGCAGTGGTCGGAGGCGGAACTGCAACTGCTGGAAAAGAAGTATCCAAAGGCAGTGCACGCGGTGCGCCTGACGCAACTGCAAGAGCGCCACATGGACCCGGACCAGTTCGCGGTGAGGATGGCCAAGCTGCGCCAGCCGCCAGCACCGAAGGGGACCGTGCCGATGTAGCTGCAGACGACGGCTTCTGGGACCGTGCCGGCCCTACGGGGCCGACCGAAGAAGAGCAAGCGCGTGCCGTGCTGGGCGATGTGCCGATGGAGCGCGAGTACGACGAGAACACCAGTTGGTCGGCGGTCATCCCGCTGCAGAAGAAAGAGAAGCAGGCCGAAGACGACGTGATGGTCGGCGCCGGCAACAACTGGATTCCGTTCGAGAAGGCCAAGGAACTGGCGGCCAAGTACCTGAGCGCGCGCCAGTTGAAGATGCCGTTCCAGTACCAGCACATGCTGGGCATCGCGGCGCGCGACTGGGAGCGCATGATCCAGGCGATGACCGGCCTGACGACCCGGGAAGCACTGGAGGGCAAGGCGGCCGTCGCACCGGCGGCCAAGGAATCGGAGTATGCCGCTGCGGCTTCGTCGTTCATGGAAGACAACTCGTCGGTCGAGCCGGACGACTTCGCCGACCCGGTGAAGCTGGAAAACGGCAAGTACATGAACGCGCCCGATCTGGCGCAAGCGGTCGTCCTGTCGCTGCCGGCCGAGGAGCACACCGACCCTGATGCCTACGCCAAGCTGGGCATCCTGCCCGAGGGCCGCGCCGAGGTGCTGAGCGCGGTGAACGAGTTGCTGGCATCGCCGCAGTTCCAGAACGTCGAGCGGCTGAACGCGGCGCGCGACGAGTCGCCGGCCCCACTGACCGTCACGGCGTCCGCCGGCACGCAAGTCGAAGGGGGCGTTCCTCGCGCCCCTTCCGTGACGCGGGTGGTGAGGAGGGCGCGCACCGGGCTCGACGAGGGCACGCTGACGCCGGAACAGTTCGCTGCCCAGGCCACGGCCGCGCTCGATGCGGCCGACGCGGCGCGCGAGAGCAAGCCGCGCGTGGGCAAGCTGCGCGGCGCCGACCGCATCATGGAGATGCTGCTGGCCGCGCGCCGGCGCGGCGAACTCGATGCCGAAGGTGTCGAGATGGCGATGTGGTTCATCCGCCAGAACCCGGCCGCGGTGGACAACCTGGGCATCAGCATCCGCGCGGCCGGCGAGAACGAGGCGGGCACCTCGGGCTACTACAACCCGGTGGCCCGGATCGTCACGCTGATCAAGGGCTCGCTCAACACCGAGACCGCGGTGCACGAGATCCTGCACCACCTCGAACGCATGATGCCGCGCAACCTGCAGAACGCCATCCGGCGCACCTGGGCCAAGAGCTTGGCCAAGGCCTACAAGGCGGCGCAGAAGGCCGGCAACGAGAACCTCACCGCTTATTACAAAGCGCTGATGGACTACCACTTCGACAACGGCCGGACTGCGCTGCTGGACAAGGCGCTGGACATGCTGCACTCGGGGGCCGTGGGCTACGAGCACTACCAGCACTTCAACCCGAGCGAGTTTTGGGCCATCAACGGCAGCCGCATCGTGGCCGGGCGCTTCGGCGTCTCGGGCTCGGTCGTCGGGCGCATCCGCCAGTACCTGGGCGAGTTCGTGCAGAAGGTGAAGTCGGTGCTGGGCCTGAAGTCGGACGCTTCGATCATCCGTGCGCTCAACTCGGTGGCCCGCGCGGACGGCACCTTCACCAGCGGCCTGATGCTGCAGGACCAGCCCGGCGTGCACTTCATGTACGCGGGCCAGAAGACCGCCGACCAGGAGCAACTTAACCAACTGAACCGCTACCACTGGATGCGCGCGACGGGCGAGACCACGGCCGCGCAGGCGCGGGTGGCCACCGGGTGGTTCCGCAACCCGATCGACGGCGAGATGCGCTACGAGATCGCCGACCACGATGCCGAGTTCACCACGGCGCGCCCGCCCGAGCGCATGGTGCTCACGCAGCGCGGCCAGAAGCCGGTCACCTACCGGCTGGACGAGGTGCTGATCCATCCGGCGCTGTTCGAAGCCTACCCGGAGGCGCGCCAGATCCTGGTGTCGCGCCAGGACGATCCGAACCCGACGGTGCAGGGCTGGTTCAACCCGGACCAGAACATGGTGGTCTTCACGCCGCGCGCGGACAACCCGCTGTCCACGCTGGTGCACGAACTGCAGCACTGGGTGCAAACCCAGGAAGGTTTCGCGGTGGGCGGCTCGCCCGAAGAGGTGACGCACGCCATGAGCCCGGAGCAGCGCGTGCGCCTGTACCTGCGCGCCAGTGCCGAGATGGCCAAGCCCGGCTACCAGTCGCACCTGGAGGAATCCGACCGCCAGCGCCTGGAGATCCTGCTGGCCGGCAACCTGGAGCCCGACCCCGATGCGCTGGCACTGTATGCGGCCGGCACCGCGGCGCTGCAGCGCGCCTACCTGCACATCGCCGGCGAGATCGAGGCGCGCGACACGCAGGCCCGCCTGCAGATGACGCCCACGCAGCGCGACGAGACCACACCGCTCACCAGCGAGAAGATCGGCCTGAAGGATGTGGTGACGATCCGGGGCGCTGCGGGGACAGCGAAGTCGGTGGAGGGTGGTGTCTCGCGGCGCAACGTGCTGCTGGGCGCGCTCGCCTCGGCGGCTGGGGTGCGGGCCAACGCGGCCACCGACACGCTCGTGCAGGGGAAAGCCCAGCCCATCAACCCCCAGTCGTGGGGTGCCAAGATCTCGCCGGCGGCGGAAAAGCTGCTGCGGGCGGGCGACCTGCGTGGCGCTATTGCGCAGATCGCCGAAGGGGCTCGCGACCCACGCATCGCGCAACTGGCCACCCAGATCTATCTCAAGATGGGCGAGGGCAACGGCAAGCTGAAGACGCGCGTGGACGACAAGGGCGGCAGCGCCAACCACGCGGAGGTGAAGATCACGCCGCAGGGGCCGACCGCCACCTTCTACACGGCCAAGGGAGCGCGCGGCCTGTCCACCGACACCGTGCTGCACGAGGCGCTGCACGTGGTCTCGCTGTCGGCTTACTACGACGTGACGGCCGCGGCCAAGGCCGGCAACGCGGCGGCGACCAAGGCCGTGAGCGAGATGTACGGCTTGTGGAACGAGTTCGAGACCGCGGCGCAGAAGGCCGGCATGGGCAAGGGGCTAGACCTGGAGACGCGCAGTTCGATCCGGGAGTCGATCGAGAGCATGGACGAGTTTTTCGTGCGCGCGCTCACCGACCCGGCGCTGCAGAAGTTCATGGCCACCGTCCCCTACGAGGGCAAGACGCTGTGGGACCACTTCAAGGACTGGGTGCGCAAGACGCTCACCGGCAAAGCCGGCATCCAACCCAGTTGGCTGGACGCGGCCACGCTGGGCTCCGAGCGTTTCCTCGAAGCGCAAGGCCCGCAGATGGCTGCGTGGCACCAGCAGGCCATGGGCGGCGCCAAGCAACTCAACTCGGCCCGCGCACAGAATATCGAGGCGGTCAGGCGGGCGGCGGTGGAGCGCGTGCCGGCACGGGCGCGCCCGGCCGTGGACACCATGAGCCGCATGATCGGCAACTCCACCAAGAGCCTGATCAAGGGCCTCACCTTCACGCGCGACCTGCTGCAGATGGCCGAGCGCGGCCTGGGGCAGGCGGCTGCGGACTACCTGCGGCTGGAAGAAGGGCGCAACGCAACGAAGATCGCCCACCTGCATGCGGCCGACGTGGTCGTGGCCGCGCACAAGAAGCTGTCGGTGGCCGAGCGTGCCGGCGTCAACGCCTACCTGAAGAAGTCCACCATGGAAGCCAAGTGGGGCTACCGGCCGGACCACTTCAGTGCCGAAGACAAGGCCAAGGTGAAGGTGGACCCGGCGCTGGAAGCGATCTGGAAAAACACGCTGAACGACGCCCAGCGCGCGGTCGTGAAAGAGGTGTTCAAGCACGGCCACGAGACGCTGACGACGATGAAGACGCTGGTGAACCTGAACGTGGCCGCCGAGTTCCAGGCCGCCATCGCGCAGGCCCGCGCGGCCAACGACGACAAGGGGGCCGACAAGCTGCAGGCCGACATGGACGACCAGTTGGCCCACTTCAAGACGCTGCTGGCGGTGGGCGAGTACCACCCGTACGCGCCGCTCAAGCGCTTCGGCAACCACGTGGTGGTCGGCAAGTCGCAGCGCTACATGGATGCCGAAGCGGCGCTCGAAGCCAACGCTGACGACAAGGCCGCGCGCAAGGCGCTGCGCGAGATGCAGTCCAACGCCGACCATTACTACGTGTCGATGCACGAGACCCAGCACGAGGCGCAGCAGGAGCGCGACCGCATCGCCGGGCAGTACGACCAAGCCGACACGATGGAGAAGGACCGCGGCTACCTGAACGAGGTGGGCGGCAACCGGGGCATGATGGGCATGTTCCACCGGCTGCGCGGGCAGGCCGAGCGCGAGGGTGGCAACTTGGACAAGAAGGCCCAGCAGGCCACCGACCGCCTGCTGACCGACCTGTACCTGTCGCTGCTGTCGGAGACCAGCGCACGCCAGTCCGAGCGCGAGCGCAAGAACGTGGCCGGCGCCGACGAGGACATGATGCGGGCCTTCCATTCCAAGGGCCGCGCGGACGCCAACTTCCTCGCCTCGCTGGCCACCGGCGGCGCGATGCAGGACGCGCTCAATGCGATGGAGAAGGAAGCCGGGCGCAACGGCATGGTGAACGGCACCACGCGCGAAGAGCGCCATGCGCACTACAGGGAAATCCTGTCGCGCCACGTCATGGGCATGGACTACAAGCAGAGCCCGGCGGTGGATGCCGCGCTGAAAGCCTCCTCGGTCATGCAACTGCTGACCAACCCGGCCTACCACCTGACCAACCTGCTGCAGCCCTATGTCATGAGCGTGCCGACGCTGGCCGGGCGCTTCGGCATGGTGAAGTCGATGGGCGCGATGATGGCCGCGCACCGCGAACTGGGCGGGCGGCTGTTCAAGAACGGCGTCGATCATTCGTCGATCGAGGACCTGCCCAGCGATGTGCGCAAGGGCATCCAGGCGCTGATGGACAAGGGCCTGATCAACATGAGCCTGGACAGCGAGCACGGTGGCGAGTGGAACGAAGGCAAGCTGGGCAAGCCGATCGGCTGGCTGAAGCGCGTCTCCGAGCGCATCGAGGCGGTGAACCGGGTGGCCACGGGGGTGGCGGCGCTGCGGCTGGCAGACAAGGCCGGCCTGAGCGAGCAGGCGGCTGTTAACTACGCGGCCAAGATCATCTACGACACGCACGGCGACTACTCGGGCTTCAACACCCCCAGCCTGATGCGCGCTCCGGTGGCGCGCCTGATCACGCAGTACCGCAAGTTCCAGTTGATCCAGCTTCACAACTACACGCGCATGGTGCGCGACGGCTTCCTGCGTGCCGACCTGAGCAAGGAAGAGAAGTGGGTGGCCAGGAAGGCGCTGGCGTACAACCTCTCGACCATGTTCGCGCTCGGCGGGACCCTGGCGCTTCCCGGTGCGCAGGCCGTGGGTGCGATCCTGCGCGCCATCTTCGGCGATGACGACGAGCCCGACGATCCCGAACTGACGATGCGCAAGTACTTGGCCGACGCCGGGCTCGAAGGCATCTCCGACCTGCTGGTGAAAGGGGTGCCGGCGTGGCTGGGCGTGGATGTGTCGGGCCGGCTGGGTGCGGGCAACATCGCCTCGCTGTTCCCGTACGCCGACATCAGCGACAAGGGCAAGAGCAGTCTGGTCTCGCGCAAGGCGTTCGAGGCGTACGCGCTGGCGGCCACCGGCCCCTTCATCGGCGGGCTCGCGCCCAAGCTGGCGGACGGCTTGCACGACTGGTCCAACGGCGATCCATACAAGGGCACCGAGAAGCTGATGCCCAGCGGCCTGGGCAACATGCTCAAGGGAGCCCGCATCGCCACCCAGGGCGTGACGATGAAGAGCGGCGACACCGTGATGGACGCCGATCAGGTCGGCTTCCTGGCCGGACTGGGACAGGCCGTGGGCCTGCCGACCACCACCGTCACCGAGCGCGGCCAGCGCGGGCAGGCGCTGCGCAACATGGACCTGTTCTACAAGGACAAGGTGTCGCAGATCAAGCGCGAGTATGTGCAGGCGTACCGGGACGGCGACGCGGAGAAGCTGGCCGAGGCCCGTGCGGACTGGGCCGAGGTCGGCCAGCGCATGAAGGCGCACGACCTGCAGCCGCCCAAGGTGAGCGACCTCGTGAAGGCGCCGCACGCGCAGGCGAAGAAGGACAAGAGCCTGATCGAAGGGGTGCAGACCAGCAAGCGCACGGCCGGCGCAGCGCGCCAGTTGGCCGAACTCTACTAACGCAGCGGGACCACGTTGGTGGGCGGTGGTGGCGGGGTGCTGGCAGTCGGGAGACCGTCGTCTTCCGGGATGCCCAGCTTGCGCGAGAGTACGCGCTTGTCGATCGTGTAGCACATGATGAAGGTGCCGGTGCTCTGGCGCAGCCCTTTGTAGAGGTTGAACTTCTCGGAGGAGTTCTTGCGCGGCCCGCCTTCCTTGCCGAACAGCTTGAACACGCCTTCCTCGCGCCCACGCTTGACGATCTCGGTCTCGGGTATGTTGTGCTTGCGGCACCACTCGCGCGATGCATCCACCGACAGGTGGCTGCGCCCAGTAGAGCGGATGTGGCGCACATGCACGACGTCGGGGATGCGGCCACTGCTGTTCAGGATCCTGTCTTCGATGTCCGGGCGCCCGTTGACCAGCCGTGTCTCGCCCTCGGTGACCAGCGTGTGGGGCGCCAGATCGTGCAGCATCTTGGACAGGTTCGCGAGACCGTCCGCGGAGATGATGTTCTCTGCTATGAAATCAGTAGCACTGTTGTGCGCCACCTTGAAGGCATCGATGATGCCCTTGAGCGGGAACACCTCGATGCCCAGCTTGGCCAGGGTCAGGTGCAGCGCCAGCAGCGCGCCCAGGCCCCGGTACTGGAAGCGGTCGGCCACCTTGGCGCCGGTCGCCTTGTCGGCCTTCTCGACGCAAGCCATGGTGAGGTCGGTCACCGCGGCCAGTCCCATCCGCACGATCTCGCGGTGAATAACCGCACCCAGCGCGCCGGTGCACTCGCGGTTGATGACCGCCAAGTCCTGTGCGAAAGCGTGGCGGGACGGCAGGTCGTGGTCGGGCATGCCGTCCACGTTGATCTCCAAGAGGCGCCGCTGGATCGCGTCGCTCGACTCCTGCACGTTGGCGATCATGTCGCGCTGGCTGGTGTTGGTGGTCATCAGGTTGATCAGCGCCCAGGGCGCCGAGATGTTCAGCCCACCCTCCTTGTTGCCGCGCTCGCGGCTGGCGCCGTTGGCCACCATGTGCACCGCGTTGGCCACCTGCTCGGGCGTGGCGCTGCCCATCTCGTCCATGATGTTGGGCAGCGTGCCGTGGATGGTGAGCCGCGAGACCCGGGCCATGTCGGTGGCGCCGAGCGCGCCGCCATCGTTGGTGAGCGCAGCCGGCTTGCCGTAGGCCAGGATCGCGGCCTGCACCGCCGCCGTCTTGCCGCGTGCGGACTCTCGCGAGAACAGCGACACCGACAGGCCCCCTCGCGGCAGCACGCTCCCGGACTGGAACTCGCCGGTCACAAACGGCATGAAGGGACTCGCGAGCCCCATCATGATCGCCAACTGGAAGCGCTCCATGCCCGGCTGGCCGAAGTGGCACTTCAAGAATGCGACATGCCGGCGGGCGCGCTCCTCGACGTAGGGCCAGACATCGGGCTGCCACTCGCCATACACGCCCTCGTGCGGCAGCGGGACCTGGAACTGCCCGGCCACGTCTTCCAGCTTCTTCGCCAGCATCGAACGCTCGATGCGCCCGTCCTTGAAGATCGTGTGCACACCCTGGGTGGCGGCCAGATCGCCGTTGGGCAGGATGCGCAGCCCCAGGTGATCGCCGATCTGCATGCGCTTGCCGCTGTGCGCGATGAGTTGCAGTGCGCTGCGCGCGTAGTCGTGGACTGCCATGTGAGCCTTCCGATTGTTGGTGAGGTGGATGCGCTCCCCACCCAGGACCTTGATCAGATCACGCTGCACGGCCAGCACATCCTGGCCGAGCGTGAAACTGGAAACCGAGCGGCCGTCCGGGTCCAGCTTGTAGACCTGCACGCGCGCCACGTTGTCGCCTTCGGAGTCGGCCCAGTGGCCCATCCAGAACACCGTGCTGGCGAACGCCACCAGTGTGACGGTGGGCTGGCCGGTGTCCACATCGTCGTCGCCGGGCATCTCGTGGACCATCTCGTAGCCCGGCCCCGGCGTCAGCGCGCGCACCGTGAAGCCGGGCGGCAGCCGGCCTTCCCATGGGCGCGTGGGTGGCGGTGGCGGAAGAGCGGGGGGAGGTGGGAGCGCTGCGGGTGGCGTTGCAACTGAAACCGCGGCCGGTTGTACAACCGGTGTTGGCGCAGCAAGCAGCGGTGCTTCCACCAGCAGCACCGGGGATTTTACCGTGCCCCGGTAGACGCAGGTCTCGCACGCCTTGGTGTGGTTGGCGAACTCGGCGCAGGTGGTGGGGCCAGCCGTCCACAGGTCCAGCTTCCTCTGCGTCTGCTCTTCGTCATAGTTGGGGTGCCCCATGCTCCATTCGTGTGCCAGATCCTCGCCTTCTATGGTGTGTTTTACGAGCCCCAGCATGGCGCGCCAGTAGGGCTCGGGCACGTCGCCACCCTTGGCTGCGGCCTCGTGCAGCGCGGCGCACTTGGCCGCCACGGCAATGGCCGACACCGGCGGGCGCTGCACGTGCACGATCTGCACGTCCGCATTGACCGACATGTCGTACTTGCCGGCCGGCATGTCAGGCACACTGGGGATGTCGGCTGACACGAGCCGGCCACGCAGGTCGGCGACATTCCATATATGACCGGTGTCCTGCAGAATGGCGACCCGCACCGTGTCATGGTGGATGGTCCCCGGAGGTCGCAGGATGCGCGCCGTGTCGAGGGTGCAGGTGGAATCGATCAGGAGCCCGTGGTGGACCCCCCGCTGCTGCAGGCCCTGGGCCATCGGCACCCAGTCGGCCGGCGCGCAGTCCGCATCCAGGCACCAGTAGATGTGCAGCCCCTCGCCGCTGGAGACGATGTAGCTGGGCGGCAGGTCGGCCGCCTTGCAGAAGCCGATCACCGCGGCCAGGGCGAGCTTCCGGGTGGCGTAGTTTTTGCTGGGGTCCTTGGAGAATTTCTTCGCGCCGGCATCGATGTCCAGGCGCAGTGCGCGCAAGGCACGCACATTGCTTTGCTTGCGATTGGCGATCGAGTGGTAGCTCGCGGTGCCGAAGTAAATGCCGGGCCGATTGCCGTAACGTTGTGTGAAATCGATTAGCTCATCGTGAGACTCTGCCCACAGATGTTGCTTGGTCGCATGATTGAACAGGCAAAAGTAGCCCGTCCTGGGGAGCACGTCCCCATAGAATTTTGTAAGCAACTCACCCCCCGGTGTGCTCTAAAGGTTGAGTGCGCCTTGCGACGCGCTGATAACGGCTCGTATGGCGGCGGGTCGCTTGTGCTTGGGCATGCCGCTGGGCAACGGCAGCAGGTCATCCTCGATGGCTGTTTCCAGCACGTCAAGCAGTTCCGTGATGCGATTGCGGATGTACATGTGGGGAGCCATTTTGCCCACTACCCACTTGTTGGTGGTGACTCGGCTCACGCGCGCGACGTCGGCGAACTCCTGCTGTGTGAGGTGCGCGCGCTCGATCACGGTGAAGTCGAGTTTCGTCATAGGAATAGGGCCGGTTACGGTTCCGGCGACACCTTTCGGTGCCCGACCACGGGGGGTGGATCTAGTCGTCGGTCGCATCGAGCAACGCATCGAGGTTGCCGAGCAGGTCGGCATGATCGGACGCGGCGGCAGCGGCGGGGGCTACCACCGGATTGGTTGCGGCAGCCACGACTGGTTGGGCCGCTGCGGCTGGCGCCACTGCAGGTTGTGCAGGGGCAACGGCAGCAGCGGCCGGCGGCTGTGGGGCGGCTGCCTGGAGCGCTGCCGCTTCGGCCGCTCGTGCCGCAGCCATCTCGGCCTGCGAGCGACGCCGACGCGGCGGGGCGGTCGGAGCCACCGGTGCCTGTGGGGTCGCCGGCGCGTCAGCCGGGGCCAGGGCGGTCGCTGGTGCAGCCGCTGGTGGGGTAGTGGCTTGGCCCCCCATCATCGCGTCCAGGCCGCTCACATCGACGGCGGTACGGGCCGCGGGCTGCGGCGGTGGCGGTGCCACGCTGGCCTGACGGGCACGCTCGGCCGCTGCCGCGGCTTCGGCCGCTGCCGCCGTCTCGGCCGCTTCGCGGGTTTGCTTCTCGGCCAGCAGCCGGGCCACGTCGGCGTCGGCTTCGGTGGGCGGCGCTTCGAGGGCCTGCGGGCGGTAGCCCAGCATATCTTCGACCGTCTGGTCGCTGTACGCTGCCTCGACGGCAGCGTACACCGAGTCGCTCAGCAAGCCAACCAGCTTGAAGGTCAGCTTCGGGGCGGGCGCCTCGTTGTCGAAGCCCACCTTGAGCACCAGTGCGTTGTACGGGATGTTGCGCTGCTCGGCGGCCTTCACCACGTCCGAGAAGTTGGTGCGCGAGCCCGCCGGGATGCGCAGCAGGTAGGGCTCCAGCTTCTCGCCGGGCTGCACGGTGTCGGGGTCGAGCACGGCCGCGCGCGTGTTGACGCTGCAGGCGGTGCCCTTGCCCTCCATGTTGGCGCGCGAGCCCCACACGGCATGCGGGCAGATCGCGCACTTGGGGGCCTGCCGGTCCTGGGCATCGGCAGCCGGCACGATGCCGTCCACCGAATAGCAATCGGGGCGGGCTTCCACGCCCTCGCTGCCTTCCACATACGCCTTGGCAAAGAACACGCGGCTCTTCACGTTGGCGCGAACGACCGACAGGTTGACGAACTGTAGCGCGGCTTCCGGGTCGTCGGCGCGCGTCAGCACCTTCTTGTCGTTGCCCTTGATCAGGGTGAACACCTTGCCCTTGATCGAGAGCACCGGGTAGGTCGGGCCGGTGATGACATCGGCGTTGAGTTCCGAAGCGCGCGCCTTGAGCGCGGCACGGTCGGACGTGATGTAGCTGGGCAGCGCGGCATTCGGCGTGCCGAAGAGAACGATGTTGGCCATATGTTTATTTCCTTACAGGTGCGGGTTTATGTGGATGCGCGGCGAATGCGGACGACCGCTTCCTCGCGCCAGTTGACGCCCGGGGGCAGGTCGCTGTGGGCGTCCTTGTATTCGATCACGGCGGTCTTGTTGACCCGGTGATCCAGCAGGTTCCAGGCTTGATCACGTTTGATGTAATCGAGCAGCGCATCCCAGTCCTTGACGGTGGCACTGGTGACGGTGGACTTGAAGGCGGTGCCGGCGGGCGAGCCCACCGAGTCCACGCCGTTGGCATTCAGGTGGCCGAGGATGAAGTTCTCGACCTTCTCCATGGCTTCGTCGATCTTGGCGACGCTTGCCTCGTACTCGGCCTTCATCACGGCCTTCTTGTCTCGCAGCTTTACATAGCGATCTATCAATTGTTCGATCATGGGCAGTTCCTTTGGTGAGGTGAGAAAGTATAAACTGGTTTACTAGTTGGGTCGCGGGTCATGAGCCCCTTTCAAGTGAGTGACTTCACGGGTGACGATCTGCTGGGTGGAAGGGCCGACCGCGGCCAGGATCCAGGGGCCGATGTGCAGCAGCGGCACGCCGTCCATCACCAGGATCTCCGAGCCGTCCAGGAACAGCGTGCGGTGCAGGCGCCCGGTCAGTTGCATTGGGGTCCAGCCGGTGCCGATGCGCATCTGGATCGCCTTGGTGATCTCGTCGTCCACCCACTGGGCGCAGCGCTGGGCGGCCTCGTCGGCCACCTGCTGGGTGCGCTCCCACTGGGCGCGCAACTCCTCGGGCACGTCGTCGTCCGACAGGTCGGGCATCGGGAAGCGGAGCTTCTTCATTTGTAATCCTTCACTGCGTCCAGCAGCACGGTTTGAAGGGATTGGCGATTGCGCAGTGCGGTGTACACGGCGCGCTCGATGGCGGTGGCCTCGATGTTGGCGATCAGCGTGGTGCGCTGCTGGCCGGGACGCACTGTACGTCCGTTGGCCTGCTGGTAGATGTCGTTGCTGTGGATCGGCGCGTACCAGATCGTGGTCGAGGCCTCGGTCAGCGTGAGCCCGTGGGACAGGGTGCCGGGGTTGGCCACGATGACGCGCGGGTTCTCGGTGCGCTGGAAGTTGCCGAAGATGACGTCGCGCTGGTGCTTGGTGACGTCGCCGTAGACCACCTCCACCTCCTCCTGGCCGTACTCGGTGCGCAACTCCTCGGCCACCCACAGGAGGGGTGCCGTGAGCGGCACGAACACCAGCACCTTGCCCTCGGACTCCTCGATCAGTTCCTTCACCAGCGCCACGCGCGGGTGCGCCGGGATGTGCACCTCGCCCTCGGTGCCGTAGGCCACGCCGCAGCAGATCTGCAGCAGCTTGGACAGTTTGATGGCGGCGTTGGCGGCGGTGATAGTACCGTTCGCGGCCTCGGTCTTGAAGTTGCGCATCATCTCGTCGAATGCTTTCTTCTGCTCGGCGGTGAGCGAGGTCTCGCGCGTGACGAACGTGGTCGGCGGCAGGTCGATGCAGTCGCGCGTGGCGAACCGGATCGCCGGCTGCATGACGCGCGCCACGGTCTGCGCAGCGCCCGCGCGCGGCACCCACCGGTAGGGGCCGACCTGATGCAGCACCTCGTCGCGGAAAGCCGTGAAGGCGCGCGGCACGTTGCGCGGCATGATGAGTTTCACCTGCGCATGGGCGTCGGTGGGCGAGTTGGGCGTCGGCGTGCCCGACATGCCCCAGACCCAGATCTTCGGCGGGCGCTGCTTCTGCGGGTTGCCGTTCACCAGCGCGTTGAGGAACCGGAAGCGGTCGGTCTGGGCGTTGCGAAAGCTGGCGATCTCGTCGATCAGCACGATGTCGATCTCGGGCTTCATGCACAGTTGGGCGATGGTCTCGTTGTGCTTGAAGCCGTCGTGGTTGATCAGGTAGATGTCCGCGCTGGTGGCCAGCAGCTTGTGGCGGCGCTCGCGCGTGCCATGCAGGACAGCGAAGTTCAGGTGCGGGAAGTTCATGTAGATCTCGTCGCCCCAGGCCCGCTCCAGCGTGGACAGCGGCGAGATCACCAGCATCTTCCTCACCAGCTTCATCTTCTTCAGGTAGTCGTAGGCCCAGAGCGCCGACAAGGTCTTGCCCGAGCCCAGGCCGTTGAGCACGAACGCTCTCGGGTTCTGCACCATGAACTCGCTGGTGATCTTCTGGTGCGCGAACGGCTTGTGCCGGCCCGGCCAGTCGTAGTAATAGGCCATCGGGCTGGGCGCGTCCAGGCCGAGGTTGCGCAAGACGCGCACCTCGTCCAGGCGGTGCGGCACCGACACCAGTGTGTGGCCCTTGTACTGGAAGCCGCGGGCCGAGGGGATCAGGTTGAGGATTCGTTCGTGGTCGCGCAGGTTGAGGATCAGTTTTTGGTGCTGCGTGGATACCAGCATGAGGGTCCTTTGGTGAGGAGAGGATCAAACGGGGAGGTCGTCGGACTTGGGGACCGCATCGGGCCAGACCCGCACCGCCATGCCGGCGGCCGTCGCGTGGCCGCCGCCACCGTACTTGGCCGCCAGTACCGAGACATCGAACTGGTCGTCGCGCGAGCGCAGCGAGAACACGATCGCCTCGTCGCCGCGCAGATACCACGCCGCGACGAACGGCACATTGGGGTAGCGCTCCAGCATGATGGCGCAGGCATCCGAGGCGAGCGTGTAGGGCAGGTTGACGCACGGCACGCGCTGGCCGTCCAGGTCTTCCCACTGCATGCACAGGTCCAGCAGTTCGTGGATGTCCTTCAGGTGCTTGCGGTCGATGGCGATGCCGTCCGCCACTTCGCCTTTGATGTTGCGGCTGGCGCTGTTCCACTCGCCGATCTTGTAAGGCCGGCTGAACAAGCTGGCGTGGAAGGGGCGCGTGTCGGGATAGTGGAACACCCAGCGGTCACGGTCGTCCACCAGCTTGACCATCTCGCTGGGCTCCCGGTCGGGCCACATGTACTGGGCGGCTAGGTACGCGCCGCAGCGGCTGTCGTCCAGCACGGTCTCCAGGCGCGGGTGCTTGAAGTCCTTGAGCGCGCGGATGTTACTGATGTGATGGTCGATCATCAGCACGCTGTACGCCTCGTCGCAGATCACCTGCAGCACCTCGGGCGGGTAGCTGAAGTCCAGGATCACCACCTTGCGCCCACTGACGTCGGGCGGTGGCTTGCCATAGATGGCGGCGTGGTGGTCCACGCACCAGTCGTCGGGCAGCTTGCCGGGGTTGTCCAGGCCCTCTTGCCAGTACCAGATGTTGTAGAGCCACGCAGCGGTGAAGCCGTCCGCGCAGTTGCCGTGATAGATGCACAGGGGTTTGGTCAGGTCATTCATGCTCTTCCTATTTGATTGCCGCCGGGTCCGTCGCGATTGAAGGACTCGTTTTGTTTCTTGCTGATCAGCCGCAGGTTGCCGGGGGCGTTGGTGCCGCCGGCGCTCAGGGCACGGGTGTGGTCCAACTGCATGTTGGTCGGCTGGTTGCCGTGTTTCTTTTCATATGCGTAGCGTGCGCGCTGCCGCATGCGCCGCTCCTCGCGCCGCCTGGGGCTCTCCATGGCTCCCTCGCGCTGGTAATTTCTCTCGGATGCTTTGGTGGGCATAGCAGTAGTCCTTCAGTTGTTCGAGACTCGTGCACACGAGCCACGAGCCGCCGCAGTTGGCGATGCCCGCTAACTCGTCCTGTTGGCGCTGGGTCACGCCGCCTTCGTTGCCGGGCCGCTTGGTCTCCACGGCCAGGAAGGTGCCGCCGGCGCAGATGATGAAGTCGGGCACGCCCACGCGCCCGTGGCGTTCCTTCACCGGCATCAGATACCACCAGTCGAGCCACTTCAACCACGCCTTGACGTCGTGCTTGACCCAGCCCTCCGGGGTGGTCATAGCATCGCTTGCACGATGATCACGATCACGATCACCACGATGGCGATCGTGATCCACGGGACATAAGGCGCGTAGTCCCAGTTGTCCTTCTCGTCCTTCATCGCCGGTGCTCGCCGTGGTAGCCCTGCCAGTGGTCGCACTTGTCGCGCCCGACCGGGCACCAGCCGCACAGCCCGCTCGGCTTGACCGGCCAGTCGTTCCTTTCCTGCGCGATCTCCATGCGCTTCACGCGCGGCACGAACTCCTGCCAGATGACGGGCACGTCTTCCTTCAGGTAGGTCTCGGTGTCGATCCGGTTGTATTCCAGCCAGACGTAGCCGGCCTTGATCTTCTCCAGGAACGGATACATGCCGAAGCCTGCAGCGCTGAACAGTTTCAACTGGTCGCTGTCCACCTTCGGCTTGCCGCTCTTCCAGTCCAGCACGACGCCGGTCTTGGGGCCGACGATGGCCACGTCCAGCACGCCGCGGCACCAGACATCCTTGTCCCAGAAGCCGGTGCGGTTCAGGCTGGGCGTGATGCCGAACTTGATCTCGGCATGCTTCTGGCCGGTGGCCGCGCGCACGCGCTGCACGATCGGCTCGTACTTCTTGTAGAAGCCCACCATGGGCTCGCCGTTGACGCCGTTCTCCAGCGCCTTGTGGGTGGCCCGGCCTTCGGCCAGTGCCGGGGTGGTGGGCTCCACGACTTGCTTGCTGACCTTGGTCAGGTAGTGGCGCCACGGGCAGGTCTCGAAGGACTGCAGCGACGACCACGACCAGGGAATGACACTGGGCATGGGGTGGGTTTCCGGTGGTGTGAGTAAACTATTTTACCGCGCATCTATGTCAAAATGGCAGCCGTTGAAGTGGTTGCCATTTCAGCATCCCTTTGGTGAGGGATTGAAGCCCCCCGATCGTCCGCAGCGGCCGGGGGGTTTTCTTTTGTCGCCCAGTAGGTTTCGTTCCACAGCTTGAACTCCAGCGAGCCGGACGGCCAGCGGTTGGCCACGAGCCCGTCGCCACTGCGCACGGCCAGCTTGGCTTCGTAGTCGATGAACGCCATGCGCACCGGCCGGTCCAGCAGTTCTTCCAGCTTCAGGCTGCATGTCATTTCCGCCTCCGGGATGTGACTTGCATAGTCACTTATTTCGCACTCCCGTATCTGTGCGCTACCGCCCCTTCGGACCATGTGATCAGTTGTGGCCACCACTTGGGTGCCTTTCTTAGTATGAGTTGAAGATGCGAGAGCAAAGGTTCTGCCTCGCGCTCGGGCACCACGTAGGCGAGTTCATCGTGCACGCGCAACTTGGGACGCCAGCCGGTGTCCTGGAAATATTCCAGGCTGGCGTCGAACAGTGAGTCTCGCCCCAATGCCTGGACGATATTCTCGTCGGCTTTGGGGCCGTGGATGCGGGCACGATGGCGCCCGGTGCCATAGAACCAGGAGGTCTTGGGCATGCCATCGGGCCACGTGCCATCGGGCTCCTCGTGCAGGCCCGGGTAGCGGATCAGCCGCCCCGAGGGCAGCACGAATCCGTCCGAGCAGGTGGACACCAGCCCCCACGGATCGACTTGGCGCTCGACGCCGCGGTGGATCCAGCCGAGCGCGTCGCTCAGGATGCGCCAGCCGCCGCGCTTGCCGGCGATCTCGGGGTGGTCGGCGCGCCAGTCGTCCACGTGGGTCTGTGACTCATCGAGCGTGATGTCCAGCCCGCCGAGGGTCTTGGCCACGCGGATGAACGCCTCGGCGCCGGCGCCGAACCCCAGCCCCAGATTCTTCAGCTTCTCGATCTGGCGCTGGAACTTGCTCACCTGATCCATCGTGATGCCGTGCGCCAGGGCGCCGCTCGCGCGGTACAGGTCGGCCTTGGCGTCGGCGCGGAAGATCGCCATCGTGCGCGCCACCATCCACAGGAAGTGGTTGATGCGCACCTCGATGCCGGACTGGTCGGCCACGATGACCACGTAGCCGGGCGGTGCCTGCAAGCACAGCCGCAGCGCGTCGCTCACCTTGGGGTGGTCGGGGTCGATGCGCGGCATGTTCTGCGCGTTCATGTTGTCGGTGCCCGAGTCGCGCCCGCTGGTGACCGCGCCGCAGTACAGCAGCGGCACCGGCAGCAGCCCCCCAGTGGCGCGCGCCACCTGCTGGAAGGTCGCGAGCCGCGTCTCCAGTTGCGTGCTCTTCACATCCAGCCGCACGCGCGCCGCGGTCGCCACGATCGGGTTGTCATGCTCCTGCAAGTCGATGAACGCCTGATCGGTTTTCGCCAGCGCCGGGATCAGCACGCCGTAGCTGGTGTTGGACGGCTTCATCGGCACCTGCACGCCAAGGCTTTGCAGCAGCTTGGCGAAGCGTGCGCTGCTGGCCAACTCGGAGCGCACGTGCTCGGCCAGCACGCGCTCGGCAGCCTCTTCATCGGCTGAGCCCCACACGATGTCGTCGGGGATGGCCAGCATCTCGCCCAGCGCGATCAGGTTGTCGTGCTTGCGGGCGCGCTCCATCTCGGCCGCGCGCTCCAGCATCGGCAGGTCCACCACGAACGCCGGCTCCACGCGCATGCGGATCAGCAGGTCGATCTGCCACAGTTCCCGGCTGTCGTAGCAGGGCAGCAGGTGGTAGAAGATCTCGCGGCACTGCAGCGTGTCGTCCTCGTTGTAGACGCGCATGCGCGCGATCTCGTCGGGCGTGAAGTCCACGAGGCGGCGGCCACGGGTCTGGATCAAGATCGTGTTGTCCTTGATACCCAGCCGCAGGTAGGCCACCAGCTTGCCCAGGCCCAGGCCCACCGTGCGCTTGTAGATCGGGCGCGCCATGGCCATCGAGCAGCCCCACATCTTGGGCCGGATGCCGCAGCGCCACGCCGCGACGTAACTGTCGAAGCCCTCACAGTTGTGGGCGATGACGTAGGCGTCGGACCAGTCGATGCTGGCCACCAGGGCGTCGATCTCCTGCTGGCCGATGGCGGTGCGCGCCTCGCCCTTGCGGCCGATGGCCACGGTGAGCGACTGCAACTCCCAGCGCGGGTCCAGGACGTACGCGGCGGGCGGCATCTTCGACAGGCTGTACTCGGTGGACCAGTAGGTTTCGAAGTCGATGAACACCAGCTTCATGAATAGAGCCAGAGGTAGAGGTGCTTGACGATGGCCCAGATCGCGACGCCGATCAGGATGCCGCGCCAGAAGGGCCAGCTACCGATGTTCGGCAACCGCACGGCCAATCCTTCGTTCGAGCACGGCAGCGTACTGGCGCATGTGGAACAACTGGTCGCGCATGTCCTGCTTCTCGTACGCATCCAGCGTGTTGAAACTTTCCTTGCGGCCGACCCACGCATCCAACGCATCGATCTTGATCTCCAACAGGTGCAACTCGTCCTCCATGCGGATCACCTGGGGCTGGGTCATGGCTTGTCCTTCTTCGCTTCGACATACTGCTCGTGCTGGTCGATGGCCCGGATCCAGCGTGCGATGTAGTCCTTCAGTTCCTTGCGGTCCTCGTCGTCGTACAGCACGTCGCCGCTGAAGATCGCCGCGTCGATGCCCTCGCAGTCTTCGTGCAGGAAGTTGCGCTTCATGGCTTGGCTACCTGCTGCATGTCGTCGCGGTTCAGGTTCACCTCGATGCCGCAGTGCACGCAGACCGCCAGTTCGGGGGAGGTCTCGTTGGTGAGCGGGTCGTACTTCCACTGCCACTTGTGGTCGCGCTTCTTCAGGCGGCAGTCCTTGTTGATGTCCCAAGCCTCGGGAGTCATGGCGGCTTGTTCGGACTTGAGCATGGCGGGTTCGATGGTCATGGGGGTTCCTGTTCGGTAAGCCAATGGGGTTTCTTGAATCGGTCGGTGAAGACATAGCTCTCGGCCTCGTCGGCGTCGATGCGCTCGGCATCGGGCCACAGCCGCTGGATCTCTTCGATGTTGTCGGCGTAGGCCACGATCACCGCCTTCTGCAGGTCGGTGTTCGTGTCGAACGAGTAGCCGGTGCACCAGTACGGATGCTTGACCGGCCACTCGACGGGCCGGTAGTCCTGTGCGTTGCAGTAAAAGCGGGCGCGGATCATGATTTCTTTCTTCCTTCCTCGTACTGTTCGCGTTGGTCCATCGCGTTGTGCACGCAGACGTCGTCGCACTCGGTGTCGGGCCGCGGCTGGCACCAGCAGGTCCAACTCAGGTCGTGCTCGCGCAGGTCGTCGATCGGCACCACGTGGTAGGGCGTGTTGGGGCGGCGGGTCAAGGCGCACCTCCACATATCAGAGCCAGCACTCCACGATCACCGGGTCATCGGCCGGCGCGCGCGGCACGCAGGTCAGGCCCTCGGGAAGGGTGTCGCGCACCGCATCCAGCGTGTTGCCGAGGATCACCTCGCCGGTGGGCTGGTCCAGGTCGAACTTGCGCGCGACCCAGAACTCCGGGAAGTCCTTGGGGTGGTCGTAGATGGTCCAGATCGGCAGGCTCATGCTTCGCTCGCGGCCGGCAGCTTGGGCGGCGTCGGGTCGCCGTTGGAGGTGAACTGGTCCAGGCCCGCGTGCAGGCCGTTGACGATCACCATCTGGAAGGGCACGAGTTCCTCTTGCCGCAGGCACAGCGTGCCGGTCAGCACGCCGTCGATGCTCACGCCCACGCAGCAGTGCGTGCGCGTCGGGTCGCGGAAGTTGAGGTGGATTTTCATGGGTTTCTTTCCTTCTCGTCGTAAATAAGTTTGGCCATCTTGTACTGTCCCATGCCCAGCAAAAGATAGGCCTCGGGTCCGGCCTCGCCTTCGCCCATGAAGTGCACCTCCAGCTTGAGGGCATCCAGCACGATGCAGGCGGCGCGCACCTCGCCGTGCACGTTGTTGTCGATGTCGTCGCAGAGCTTGCGCAGCGTGGCCGAGACATTCTTCAGGTTGGTCTCGCGCAGCACATGCAGGTCAGCCATCCTGGGTCCCTCCCACCACCAGCTTCTGGTAGTCGGTGAGCGCCTGCTGCGCATCGGCCTTGGCTTGCAGCGATGTCTTGCCTGAACGGATGGCGGCGATGTAGATCTCTTGCCAGAAGCGGGTCGGCGAGAGCGGTTTGTTTTTCTCGTGCATCAGTCCACCTCGCTCACGACGGACCACCGCTTGCCGCAGGCGCGGCAGTGGTAGTGATAGCGGTCGTAGGCACCATCGAAGGTTTCGTCCGTGGTGAACCAGACCTGCCCCTTGCCGCAGGACTTGCAGGGCCACGGGTTGCCGGCCGGGCCGTGCGCGTGTTGTTCCTGGTCGTTCGCCATCAGTACCCCTTCGCGGGGCACTGCCCCATCTTGTCGTGCGAGCGCATGTCTTGCCCGCAGGCTTGGCACTTGAGCCACTGGTGCTCGGGCTGCGGGTTGGCCGCGAAGTGCAGCGCCACCTCGCGCCCGGCGTCCACCATGCAGTCGATGATGGCGCGCTGCAGCCGGTTGCGATGCCCGATGGGCACGTGGTCGGCCGCGACCCGGGCGGCCATGTCCACCATCCACTGCGGGGTCTGTTCGGGCGCTTGCGTGGCTCGTTTTTCCCATTCATCGTACTGACGGCGCAGGTCGGCAATTTGTTCCGCGCTCGGCTCGCTCGGGGCGGCGAGTGCTGCGTCCACGATAGCGCGTGCTGTGGGCATGTCTACGATGAAGACTTCAGTTAGGTGGCGCGCAATCGCGCCTCGCCGTGCATCGTCGATCTGGTCGTTGCTCATGATCTCTTCCTTTGGTGAGGCTTGAGGGTCTTGACGGTGGTGATGAAGTCGATGTCCTTCAGGCGCGCCAGCCGTTCGTACTTCTCTTCGGTGGTGTGGCCATCCCACGTGCCCCAGTAGGGCAGCAGGTCCATGAACGCCATGGCCTGCGAGTCGTGGTAGTGCCAGGACATCTGGCCCACCGGCGTCTCGATGAACACGCAGTTGTGCCACTCGGCGTCCCAGCCTTCGATCGTGGTCTTCGCAATGCCGGCCGGGAAGATGTGCGCCAGCGCTGCCACCAGCCGGTTGCGCTCGATGTAGGCATCGCTCTTGGCCTGGAGCAAGTCCTGGCAGTGGGCGCGTCGGCGCTCGATCTCGGCCTCCAAGGCTTCCACCTTCTGGTGCAACATCTCGATCTCGACCTTCAAGGCTTCGAGTTCGTACTCATCTTTCACATGGACCTCCATTCCTGCATCTGGTCGTACTTCTTCCTGGTCCGCGTCGCGATGGCCTGGGTGTCGAGGTGGAAGTGCTCGACCAGGATCGCCAACTGGGTTTGCACGTCGGCGATCTCCTGCTCCAGCCACAGGCGGTTCGGCTTGCGGCTGATCGGCTCAACCTCGTTCACGCCCTGGATCAGGCAGCGCGCGACGGCGCTCGTGAGTTCGCCGAGTTCCTCCAGCGTCTTGCCCAGCGCGCGCAGGCTGTTGACATCGCGCTCGGGATACCACGGGTTCATCAGCGGGTTGATGTTGTCTTCTGCGGGAGTGATCATGGTCTGGTGTCCTTTCGTTCGGGCCTCGTAGGCAGTAGGGCTTCCACGACAAGGAAGCTGGCCAGCATGCGCTGGCGCTCGTCGATGGCTTCCTGGTCCTTTTCATCCCATTCGGTCAGCCGGTACTCGTACTCTTCGATGGCCGTGCGCACGGCATCGCGCAGGTCGCCCAGGCACGACACGGGCAGGGAGAATGTCGGCCGGGTCATGGCGCACGCTCCAGTTCGCCGATCAGGTACAGCACCTGCGACTCGGCCGCGATCACTTCCTCGTCGCGGCCCTTGGGGGCCTTGGCGATCAGGTCACCGAAGTAGGTGGCCGCTTTCTTCAAGCCGAACGCGGTGCAGTTGTCCAGGTAGCTGCCCAAGGTGGAAGGCTGGCCGGTGGAGAGCTTGCGGATCTCGTCGGTCACTTCGCACCTTCCTTCTTCAGCCGCTCGCGGTGGTCGCGGATCAGGCGCGCGATCCACTTGCCCGCGCACTGCAGGTGCAGGTGCGCCTCCAGTTCGTGGCCCTCCTCGAAGTACTGCACGCGGTAGCGCGCAACACCGGGGTAGGTGGGGTCAGGGCACTCGATGCAGGGTTTGAGCGTGCGGGGCTTGCGCGCGACGCTCAGGTTGCGGATCAGGATGTCCGTCATATCGTCCTTTGGTGAGGTGGAGAATCATTGGGAGGGGGCCGTGCCTGCACGTTCGATGACGGCTTGCATCAGTGGCACCATGTCCATGTATTGTTTGCCCGACTCCAGTTGCAGCATCATCGCGAAGGCGTCCAGCACCTTGCCCTGGTTGGTGATGATCTCGTCGCGCATGGCCAGCCCCTGCACGGCAGCGTTGGCATGCTCGATCGCGTTGCGCAGCGTGTCCATCGCAGAGAAGATCTGCGTCGTGGCCTGCGAGGGCGTCTCGGGCACCCCCAGGTCCAGGCGCTGGAGGATCTGCTGCACCGTTCCCTTCCAGTCTCCCGCGATCGGCGGCGGCTCCTGGGCACGGGTCATCCAGGCATGGGTGATGCGGTCTGCGACGGCATCGTTGGGGTCGATGCCCTGCTGCGCGAAGTAGACGCGGAGTTTTTCTTGTTCAGTCATGGTGGGGGTGGTGGTTGGGCAACGATGGTGTAGGTGGTGTAGTAGCTGTCCACTTTCTTCTCCACGATCAGCACGCCGGACGTCAGGTTGGCCGGGTGCTTGATCGAGTGCGGCACGGTGGCCGTGGTCTTGCCGGTGGACAGGATCAGCGCAATGAATTGCGCATAGAGTTCGTCGTAGTCCGCACGACTGGGCGGCTGGTTGTTGGGCACGAGGTAGCGAGCCGTCATTTTTTCAGGCCGGTGCGCAGGTCGCGCGCCACGTTGCTGGCATACGCATAGCTCTCGCGCGTGCCCTTGCTGGTAGCGTCGTGGGTGCGCGTGAACTGGCCGGTCGAGCCCATCTTCTGCGCCTGCTCGAAGGCGTCCTGGTTGGACATCAGGTAGACGAACTTCCAGCCGGTCTGCTCGGCCATCTGGGTCATGGTCTTGATCGTGTCCAGCTTGAATTCCTTGCTGGCATTCTCGTGCCCGTCCGTCAGGATGGCCACGATCACCAGTTCGGCCCAGCCTTCGGCCTCGATGCGCGGGCGCTGCTCGTTGAGCGTGTTGCCGATGGCATCGTAGAGGGCCGTGTTGCCGCTGGGCTGCAGGTTCAGGCGCATCGGCTGCTGGATGTCCTGCGCTTCGAGCGAGCGGCTGGTGGCGTCGGAGAACTTGACCAGCGTCAAGCGTGCTTCGCCGGGCACCTTGCGCTGCTCTTCGATGAAGGTGTCGAACGAGCCGTTGGCGTCGTCCTTGAGCGGGGCCATCGAGCCGGACTGGTCGGCGATGAAGAGGATTTCGGTTTTCAATTGGAGTGGTCCTGTAGTGAGGTTGGGATAGGTTTTCTGCATCTCTTGCCACACTGCGTTGTCACGCGCAGTGGGGAAGTAGTCGATGGGCGGCGGGTCACGCCGGCGGCGCCGACGCATCGTGGGTCAGGGATTCAGGATCCGAACCGGTGGCTGGTGGGCCAGCAGCGCAACCTGCAGCACCCCGGCCGCGGCATCCATCTTCGGCAGCACTTCGAAGTAGGTGCCATCCGAGTCGCGGTGCAGCTTGTGCACGCCGTGCCAGCGCGCGCCGATGCGCACCTTGGGCCTGGGGCCGGGGTCGATGGGCTCGCGCACGGTGTCGTAGATCACGGGGAGTTCCTTGTGGTGAGGGTGTTTACATTTTGCACTGGGCGGAAGACGCATTGGAGTTCGAACAGCTTCTTTATCAGCACGTCGTACTGTTCGTGGCGCATGCCGTGCGAGCGCGTCAGCAGGCTGTGGATTTGCTGGAACACCTTGAACGCATGCTCCATGCGCTGGTCCAGCGCGTCGCGTTCGAGCACTGTGCGCTGCAGTTTGTCCTGCGTGTCGAGGATCTGTTGCGCGAACTCCACCGGGCTCACTCGATCTCTCCGCAGATCGCGCGCAGTTCCTCGGGCACCGGCTCGGACAGCTTGATCAGCAGCGCGGTCAGCGTCCTGGCGATCACCTGCTCGACCGGCGTCGCCTTCAGCGGCACCGCGGCCTTGTCGAGTTGCTTGCCGGTCACTTCCAGCACCGCTTCGATCGAGGACACCGAGAGCGGGAAGGGGAACAGCGGGGCCAGCTTGGCATGCAGCTTGGGCCGGCTGCTGATGCCCTTCATGTCCATCGCCATCACAGCTTGGCAGACCTTGAAGAAGTTGGCCTGACCCAGCTTGGTCTTGTTGTGCTGGGTTCCTGCCAGCTTGGACTTGGCTGGCGCTTCGGTGCTGGCCGTGCCGACATCGGGGGGAGTGGTGGTCTTTGGCATCGTCTTGGGTGAGGAGGTTTTGGCGAGGGTGAGTTTGGTGGCGGGCATCTTTGCTTTCCTGGTGATTAACTTCTCGAGAACTTCAAGCGGGACAGGGATGTCGATCTCCTGTTGTTGCGGCCTACTGGCGCCGTTGATGACGGCGTGCTCCAGGTTGAGCGGGGTGGCGTCATTCCCCACACGCTGCACGATCTTCTTCATGAGCCGTGGGTTGTGCTCATTGACGACGGCCATGCTGGCCATCTCAACGTTGGACATGCGCTTGGGCGTGACGTCCAGCAGTTCCATCTCCATGAAGCCGGGCAGCGTGTGGCTGGCCTGATGCCCGCGCGCGAAGTGGCGCATCTGGTTGATGTTCTGCCGGTCGCTATGCGGGTCGTCGGTGCGGCTGACCATGAAGCGGCCCTCGGTGCCGTCCGGGGCCTTGAGCATGACGTTGGTGCCATTGCCCGAACCGTTCTCAACGTGCATGAGTTCGAGATTCAGGGAATCAAGGGTTCGTTTTAGCTGTTTCCTGTTCACGGGGGGGTGCTCCTTCAAAGTTGATGTTAACTAGGATACTAACACCGCTTCGGGCTGGTGCTGCAAGTGGACGATGAACTCTTCGAGCGTCGCCACGTCGGCGGTGATCGGCACCGCGGGCTCGACGCCGAAGAAGCGCGCGTAGAGCGCCGCCTCGGTCAGGCGCTTCCTGGCCCGCTCGTAGTGGCTCTTCTTGTACTCGCGCGCCCGCACCGCCTTGCGCAGGCTGGCCAGCGCATCCTCGGCGATGCCCAAGAGGTTCCTCTGGTGGTCCAGCGGCGCATCGAGCGAGGCCACGGCGATCGAGGTCAGGCCGGCTTGGCGGGCCGCGGTTCGGGCCGCGGCGATGTGCCCGCTGGTGGTCGCGGAGTAGCGCCGGTAGGTGGTCAGGCAGACCTGCCGCGGCGCGGCGGCCTCGACCGTGCGCGTCAGGATCGCCGCCACGCAGGTCTGGTAGCTGAACAGGCGCTCGCCGACGAACCAGACGTTGTTGTTCCGCCCTTCCGGGCGGTCTTGTGCGGCCCAGGCGTCGAACACCTGGGAGGAGTTGGTGAGGGGTTTCATGCTTTCTTCCTTGGTGATCGGCGACCACTGACTTTCTCGATGTTGAAGGTGCGTTCCTTGACGCCGAACGAGCTTCCGCCTTCCAGCTTGGTCCAATGGCCGCCGTGCTCGGTGCTGCCCTGGCAGAACTGCTCTTCGAGGAACTCCTGCACCGCGTCCGGGTCGTCCAGGTCCAGGTCGTCGGGGATCTTCATCTGCATGTGGGTGATCTCCTCGATCTCCTCATAGCACTTGACGTTGAGGGTGCGGGTCATTGGAGTTCCTTCGGGATGTCGATCTCTTCGCCCAGGCGGCTCGCGACGTAGCAGCGGTAGACGGCGACCATGGCGGTGGGGCCGTCGATAAAGGGATGCTTGCGGCTGGGATCGGACAACCAACCTGGGTACTGTGCTGACCAATGACCCGCGTCGGATTGAAATACGCTGATGCGCTTGTGCTCGATCAGCGTCATGCAGGCATGCTGGCTGGTTTGGTAGTTGGCCCGGCACCAGTAGCTGTGGTTCGGGGTCCGGTAGAAGATCACGGTCTCTTCGCCCTGGTGGCAAACCTTGGGCTCCCAGCCATGGGCCTTGACCACCGCCCATTCGAGTGCAAGGCCGTCGAGGTTGGCGGTCTTCATTGGAGTTCCTTCGGGATGTCGATCTCGTCGCCCAGCCTGTGGTAGACGTGGCAGCGCATAGCGGCGATGAGGGGGGTGGGTCCGCACACCTTAAACATCTCCATTGGCCGTAGAAACGAGTTCCATGCAGCCTCGCCGCTGTCGTGCCAAGGGTAGACCACGATCCTTTCGCGCTCGATGATCGGGCCGCCCCAACCCCAGTTGGTGGAGGGATCGAAGTAGTCGATCACGTCGCTGACGTGGATGCCGTTGAACCGGCGGCGGATGGCGATGATCCCAGATGGGCTCACCGCCACCTCATGCCCTTCGGCCAAGCCCGCTGCCCAATCCAGGGCGGGGCCAATGAGGTCGGCGGCTTTCATCACAGCCCCATCAGCTTGGCGAGCATCTCGTTGTCGGCCTGCAGCCGCGCGTTCTCGCGCATCAGCCAGACGATGCCCTCGACCGCCCACACCGAGTCGCTGTACGTGGCATCCTCGATCTCGGCGAACGTCATGCCGTGGAAGGGGTTGTCGAAGCCGAGCAGCGTGGCCGTCTTCTCGCCCGGCTTGGCCGTAGGCTTGGCCGCGGGTTTCGCACCGTTCGCCTTCTTCTGCTTGCCCCACTGGCGCTTCAGGTCGTCGTCATCGAACAGGTCGTCCATGCCGGCGAAGCGGCTGCCCTTGAAGGCCGCGCCCTTGTAGCTGGGCACCGGGTCCTTGGCGGCCGGGTCGCGGTCGATCGGCAGCGCCTCCCACTCGATCTTGGGCAGCGCCTGCGACATCGCGAACAGGTGCGCATAGTCGAGCGTCTCGCCGCGCGTGTGCGCCATGTCATAGCCGCACGACAGGTTGACCACCTCGGGGATCAGCTTGCGGTAATCCTTGACGTCGGTGTAGGTGCCGGTCGTCGATTCCTTGTAGTCGAAGCCGTGCTTGGCCAGCATGTCACCCAGCCGGTGGGTGAACTTCGACGACGCGCAGCGCATGCCGCCCTGCACCGTCACGATGTCGCCGGTGTCCTTGCGGTCGAACGCCACCGCGCACTGGAACTGGCGCAGCCAGCCCGCGATCTTGTCGGCGTTGGCCTTGGCACTCACGCCCCCGCACTCCTCGCCGCGGTGGAACAGGTAGGTGCCGGGGCAGCCAGCCTCGATCATTTTCAGCATCAGCCAGATGCCCGCCGTGTCGTCTGCGCCCAGGCAGTTGCCGACGCCACTGCTGTCCAGCGCGATGGTGCCGAACACTGGATCGTAGGTCAGCTTCTTGCGGCTGGCCGGGTCCAGCATCTTGCCGTCCACGGTGTCCACGTGGCAGGAGAACAGCGTGGTCGAGTAGATCGTCGGGGTGTTGGCCACGGTGTCGCATTCCGCCAGCGGGATCGTGACCGAGAACGAGCCGGCCTCGCGCTCGGTGATCACGTGCTTCAGGTCCTTCACGATGTAGGTCTGCAGCCATCCCGTGAACGCCTTCTCCTCGGGCGAGTCGTGGCAGCGCGGCGTGCACAGCATGCCCACCAGCAGCGGATCGACTTCTACGGGCACCTCGTGCTGGGGCAGCATCACGCCCTTGGCCTCGACGGTCTTGGACCCGGTGCCATGCGGGTAGATCCACTTGGCCGGGCTCGGATCGGGGGTTGGCGCGGGGGCGGGTGCCGGGGCCTTGCCGAAGGTCTGCTCCAGGTGCGCGGTCAGCTTGTCCACCGGGCCGGTGGCCAGGATCGTCGCCGGCAGGTTGGCTTGGGGCGTGGCGCTGTCCACAGTCTTATCCACAGTGTTGGGCTTGGTGGTGTCGTCGGTCATCTTGGTCTTTCGGGTTGGTGAGGGGTTGCGGCTCATTCTTGTCTCTCGGTGTTCAGGTTCGGCAGGTCACTGAAGCTGGTGCTTTCGTCGATCACGATGGGTGCGAGGCCGGCGCGGCGCAGTTCCACCAGCAGGGCGTCATCCTCCTGGGCTTGCTGGGCACGGACACGCGCGACGTTCTCTTCCAGCGAGAGCGCCGAACTGGCGGGCTGCAGGTGCGACAGCAGGTTGGCGGTATCGAGGCTGGCCGGGGGCACGATCACGAAGTTGGGCGCGGGCAGCGAGGCCTCGACCGCGGCCATCGCGGGCTCGATCCAGCTTTCATCGGGCACCCCCGTGATGGGCGCCGGCGCGTGGGGCCACGTGTTCGGGTCCCTGCCGGTGGTGGGCACCGGCCACGCGGCGGCCGGGTTCAACACCCGGCCCTCCACATAGGCTTCCACCTGCGCGGGTGTCACCACCGTGCCGAGCGCGGGATCGGGGTTGGGCTCGGCCACGGGGGCGAAGGGCCAGCCTAGCTCGCTCACCGTCCCATCGGCGTTGCGCACCGTTCGCACTGGCGTGTCGGCCGTCACGGCCTGCGGCCCCATCCCATCGGGCGAGCCCATCACCTGCTCCATGCGATCCAGCGCCTGCGCCACGTGGGTGGGCACCTCCTCGATCGGGCGGTTCATCATGCCGGCGGCCATCAGCCGCGGCCAGCGACGCACCACGGCCGTGGCCAGCGTGTCGTCCACCTCGGCGATCAGGCGGTCCATCTCGGAGTCGCCCAGCGTGTTCAGCGTGGCGATCACGGCGGCCGTGGTCGGCGCGGCTTCCACCGCATTGGCCTCGGCCATCGCCATCCCACGCTCGTGGTCGAACGCCTGCATGCCTTCGAAGGCATCCTTCACCACGCGCGCCCACGGCGGGCCGTTGGCATGCTGGTAGCCCAGCGTGCGCTGCATCCACTCGCTGTCCTTCTGCATCAGGAGGATGCCCAGCGCGGCCTCGTAAAGCTGGCGCGGCTCGGTCGGCTTGTTGTAGTGGGTCAGGGCGACGATGTTGTCGCCCGACTTGAACCACGTGCTGGCGCTCTGGAACCCGTTGCTGAACGCACGCAGCATGCGCTGGTCGCGCAGGCGCCGATCGACATTGGAGTCCGGGTCGATGCTGCGGTAGGCCAGCTTGTAGGTCGGTTCGAACAACTCGCGCACCTTCTCGGCCGAGATCACAATGTCGCGCGCGACGTCGGTCTTGGACATCCTGAAGGCATGGCCGCAGATGGTGATCGGCACCACGTTGCGTTCGTACTCCCAGGTGCCGTCCACCAACTGGTTCACCTCGTGGGTGTCGGTGATCACGCGCTTGCCGCCGCGCGTCACGGCCAGCCTCGGGTGGTCCCGGTGCGCCAGCCCGCGATAGCTGTTGTACACGGCCACCGGCAGGTAGCCCTCGGACTTGAGCGGCTTCACCATCGAGACGTGGGTGAAGCTGTTGCCGCCCTCCTTGTACAGCATCAGCGCGTCTTCCTTCTTGATAAAGGTGTGCACGCCACCCGCACCTTCGAGGTACACGCAATCGACACGCGCGTGGTAGGTCGCCCCGCCCGGATAGAACACGCTGTCCAGCAGGCAGACGCCGGCGGCTTGGCGCGTGGGCGCGTCGTTGAACCAACTGTCCATGCCGGGGATCGCCACCTTGTCGCGCACGGGGATCGTGCTGTAGATGTACTGCAGCTTGCCCTCGCGATGGATGCGCATCATCACGCGATCCTCGATCTCTTCCACCGCGGCCTCGATGGCCGAGCCGACCGTGCCGTCCTCGGTCACCCACAGCACCGTGGACACCTCCATCCGGTTGGCTTGCTTGCCGGTCAGCAGGCAGGTGTAGTGGAAGGTCGAGAGGTCGATCTCGGGCACCTCGACGTGCCCGTCCTGGGTCTGCACGCCCTTGGCCATGATGCCGGCCTTGGCGTAGGCGCGCTGCTGCTCGCCGGTCACCAGGGTGAAGAAGTCCTCGCCCTTGAAGCGCACCGCGTGCTCGGAGTCGAACGCGCGGTCCACGTTGGTGGCGTGGATGCCGCCGGCCGGATCGATCCACGGCATCACGATCATGGCGTCGTTGTTTTCGTCGAACGACGGGTCGCGCAGGATGCGCAGCTTGGCGCCGGCCAGCCCGCGCATGCGGTAGCCGTTGGCCTCCAGCTTCTTCCTCAGGATGGGGTCGCCATAGATGCGCACGTAGCGCTTGTCGTCGGGGTCGGCCGGGTTGATCCAGACCACGCTGCGCGATTTCACCGTACCGTTCACGTCGGTGGTGTAGGCCACCCCCATGTTCGGGCTCGCATAGACCGCACTCGGGTGGTACTCCTCGTGGCCGAAGTGCTCCTCGTCGTAGCGCATGCAGCCGGTGTCGCCGTCCATTTCGCGATAGACCTGGTAGATCGCTTCCACGGTCTCGGCCAGCTTGAAGCTGGTATCGAGTTCGCTGCGATGCTGCTGTTCCAGCCGCTGGATCTCGCGGTCGGGTGCCCACAGCAGGAACTTGCGCAGGAACCGCCCGATCGTCATGCGCTGCTTGCGGTCGGCCCGGCCTTGCACCGGGTCGGGCGTGAACGCGATCTCGGTCCTGTCGATCGGGCTCACGTGCGGCCACATCTGGCCGACACCGGTGTTGGAGGCCACCGTGCGCAGCCAGCGGATCACGCTGGTCGGCTCGGGGTAGAACCCGACCGTCTCGCGGATTATGTCGCGCTGCAGCGGCCAGAGGTCGCCGCTCACGTGCTGCAGGTCGTGCACGTACTGGTGGTCGGCCATCGGCAGGTGGTTCCCGGCCTGCACCCAGGCGCGCCCGATGTGGCTGCGGGTGCGGTTGAACACGTCATCGAACTGTTCTCGAGACGTGATGTTTTGAGCCCATAAGGCTTTGGTTTCTTCGTTCGTCATGGTTTGACTGGAACTTTTCTTTGGTGAGGAAAAGAAAAACCCCGGCAGTTTGCACCGCCGGGGTTGGAAGGCGTGCCTTGCGCACACCGGGGGAGGGGAGCTAACCCTGAAAGTATCTTAGCTTACATCCTTTCAGTAAGGAAGGTCGTCGTCGCCTTCGATCTCGTAGGCATCCTTGGAGGCCAGCACCCAGGCGTTGCCCATCACGTCGATGATCATCTGCTCGCCCTCGATGGCGATCGTGGTGGCCGCGTTGGGCGCGCTCTCGCTGGCCACGATGTCGTCGTTGCCGGCGGCGTCCATGTTGTCCAGCATGTCGATCAGCGCCTCGTGCAGGCGCTCGACCGGCACCTGATACCAGCGCTTGGCAGCCGCAGCGCCGGCCGCTCCGGTGGCCGCCGCGTGGATCCACTTGCCCTGGTCGTCCAGGGTGTACGCCTCGCGCGTGGATTTGTTCTTCAGCACGCCGGCGTTGTCGGCACCCGAGTCCACATCGACTTCCGCCACCAGCTTGTGGTTGGCGGGGATGCCGAACTGGACCTTGGCACGCGCGAAGACTTCGCGCTTCATCGCCCGGCGGGCGTCGGTCGGCGCATAGTCGCGCGCGATTTTGATGGCGTGGCATTCAGCAGTTGACAGTTTGGCGTAGGCCATTTTTCGATACTCCAATTGGTGAGAGATCCGGGGACACAAGGAAACGCACACGGGGGATCAGTCCGTGTGCGCATGACCAAAGCTGGTCAGTATGCGCATGAATCACGCGCATACGGTTTTACTTTGATCGACGTTGCTTGTCGTACTCACTGCGGCACGTTTTGCAGATGTAGCCGCGTGTTGTGAACTCGGCCAGCAGCTTGACAGCGCAGCACTTGAAGCACCGCCTATGACCTTCGGGCGGCACATCTTCGCTGTGTGTCATGCGTGCATTGCACGACTGGCATATCAGGGAAACCGTGCCGTCTTTCCAGTGCTGCAGGCTAACGACCGCTGACATGCCAGCGACGTTACTGCGCCAGAACATCTCCAGGTCACATTCAGAGCACACGAGCGGGTCGGGCACCAGCGCTTCAAGTTCAGCTATGCCGGGCACGAATTTCCCGCCGGCTTTCGCACTTCTGCGCATTCTGCTCAACCGATAGTGTGCCTCGCAGTACAGCGTGCCGCGCCCGTTGACGTCGCGCACGCCTTCCTGGTCGCAATGGATGCAGTTCACCGTCGTGGCTTGGTGCAGTGGTACACCAGCCAGCCGATGGCCACGCTCAGCCAGATCGGACAGGCCACCCGGTTGCGGTAGCCCTGGCCCTGCCATTTCCTCATGGCTGGGGTCCCTGGCCGGAATGCGCGTTGGCCTCGTTCTGCGCCACGAGGTCGGCCTCGCCGGCAGGCGCGTGGCGGGGCTCGTCCTTGAGGGCGATCCAGACGCCGATGAGCACCAGCGTGCTGGCCACCAGCGTCAGGGCACCGATGGGTGCAAGGATGGCGCACATCACAGCGGCCGGCCCTTGTCATCGAAGCCGCCCTGGCCCGGCGGGGGCGGCAGGATGGGGTCGATCAGCACGACGTAGCCGACGAAACCCAGCAGCACCAGCGCGATGATGGCGAACACCGGCGCGACGATGTAGAGGAGGAAGTCGATCACGATGCGGCCTTGGGCGCGGCCCCGCTCGCACCGTTCGCCTTGGCTCTGATCGCCTGCTCGATGTCGGCGATCACGTCCAGCGCGGCCTCGATCGGGGTCTCGGCGGGCGGGGGCATGCCCTGATCGACGTAGACCCGGCGCCGCTCGCGCATCACGTGGCTGGCCAGTTCGAGTTCGGACCAGCCCATCTTCTTGCCCAGGTTGACCATCACGATCGGCCCGATGGCATCGAACAGCTTGACCGCGACCAGGGGCACGTCCAGGCCCAGCTTGTGGTGGAGTTCGACGCCGACCACGATCATCTCCAGGCGAGACATGAAGGCGTCGTAGGTGCTGGGTTGCTGGGCGTTGGTAGGCGCTTCTTCAGCGCCGGGGCAGGGTTGACCGGGTTTGCACATTTTCAATTTCCTTTTTGGTGAGGTTGAAGGAGAGGGACAGGGAATCAGTTGTTGCTGTCGGGCCAGTCGGCTGGCAGGTTGGCGATGGTCTCTCCAGGTTGGGGAATCGGCCAGCCGATGATAGCTTCGCCGATCGTGAACACCTGCTGCAAATAGGCCGGCTCGATGGCGCGCAGCGCATGCAGGGCAGCCGAATACTCCAGGTAGAAGCACCCGCTGCGGGCTTTCTCGAAGCCACGCTTGAAGCCGCGCTTGTCCTTGGCCACGATAACGAACACCGTAGTTGGTTGGCTCAGTTTGATCTTCATGATTTCGAAAAGAAGGTGGTGACGACCAGCGAGTAGCCCTGCCACCAGCAATACAGGCTCAGGAACACGTACGACAGCCACTCCAGCGGCAGTTCGCCCAGCGTTTTCACGTGGGGCGCACCGGGCCAGAGATACCAGCCTAATGCCATGCAGACGAGGGCCAGCAGGACCAGCAGCACGTTGGCTCGCTTCTGGTGCGCGCGGGTCAGGTTGAACAGGTCGAGTTTCATCCGCGCCTCCACACGTCGTTGAACTGGATCACCGCTTCGTCGGCCATCATCCGAGCGTTCGCAGAAGCCTTTTCGACATCGAGGTGTCGAGCCATGCAGATGGGCAGCGCGTGGGCGTACGCAGCCGTCCAGAGCAGCACCTGCTCGGCGCGATCTTCGCGGTACTCTTCGTCGGTCATACCCGGCTCTCCAGGTACTCGACGAGGTAGCGCGCGTAGTTGGGCACGAACACGTGGCCCTCGAACTCGAAGGTGGCGTCGCGCACGGGACGCGCATCGGCTACCTTCAGCGCGGCCTTGAAGCGTTCGAGCTTCGGGCGGGTCCAGGTCACGCCGCCCCTGGGGCGGGGGGTGTGGTTGGTCACTTGGTTCCTTTCTTGAATCGATACTGGATGCGGCGCTCGACACCCATGCGGGCCAGCGTCTCGTCGCTCGGGGCATCCTTGGACCCGCTGGTGAGCCGGCACCAGTAGGTCTTGTCCACCCCGCACTGGCGCGCAGCTTCGGCCTGCGTGCCGTGGATGGCGTTGAGCTTCGTCACGATCTCGGTGATGGTGGTCCAGTCGCCAGCGTTGCGAGCCTTGAGTTGCTCGGCAAGCAGCCGGCCCATGTTGCGTGCGCTGCGCTTGGCGAGTTCCTGTGGGGTCAGCATGTTTCGTCCCGTTCCTTTTACAGGGCGTTGCGGGCTTGCGTGGTGGCGCGGTAGCCCTGGTTGATGCCGTACTGCGTGCGGTAGAACTCGGAGGCCGGGTAGGCGTAGGTGGTGTCGTCTTGCCAGCGCACCTCGATCTCGGTGCCCGACTCGACGAAGTGCCAGCAGCCCGCGCCCACGATGCGCCCGCTGGCGGCCTGGATGTAGGCGTGCTTCTCGCCGCGCTGGCAGGTGGGCACGATGTCGTCGGTGACGGCGATGCGCCCGCCCACCTTGTTGGGCAGGTAGCCGATGGTGTCGGCCTTGGCTGCATGCATGGCAGCCATCGAGAAGCCGACAGCCAGGGCGATGGTGATAAGGGATTTTTTCATGATGATCCTGTTGGTGAGTTGAGGTAGTGGGATAGTCCCGCGATGCGCGCTGCGACACGCATCAGGTGAGTATCAGATTGCCTTGCCCAGCAGGGACTCGACGTGCAGGATCGCTGCGCGCTCGGCCGCGTTGCGGACGTCGGCCAGCTTGGCCATCTCCTCGTCGGCCCGGCGCGCGGCGTGCATGGCGTCCACTGCCTGCAGCACCGAGGCGGCGAACTGATTGAGCAGGCTCACGCACACTTCATCGTGCGGCTTGCCCGTGGCATAGGCGAACGCATGCGTGGCGCGCAGGAACACGGCCGGCAGTTCGACCGCCTTGCGCTCGATCTTGGGTGCCTGCACAGGCTCGTTCTTGTCCAGGCCGAGCTTCTCGCGCAGCAGGGCTTGCAGGCGGGTGACGTTGGCAGGGGGTTGGTTGGTGGTCATCTGACATCCTTTTGGTTGGTGAGGTTTGGGACATTCCCACTGAGCACGCTGCGACATGCTCAAGGTGAAAGTCGGGTTCAGCGCATGTAGGATGCGCTGGTTGCCGGTCGGGGTTTCGTCCCGTTCCTTTTATGCGCGCGCAGCGTTCTCTTGTTCGGCGAACTCGGCCATGCGCTTCTCGGCATCCGCTTCCTGGCCAGCGACCAATGCAGCGTAGCGTTGCGGGTGGAGTTGTTCGGCCAGCAGGTTGGCCAGCGTGGCCATGTTGCAGGCGCTGGTGTTCTCCAGCTTCTCGAAGGCACGCTCGCCCTCGGCACTCCAGTCGGGGAACATGCGCTCCAATGCGAGGCGCTGTTCGAGTTGTTCCATGTGGTCGGACACGCACTTGCGGACAGCGATCTCGGCCAGCTTGCGTGGGGTGAGGTCGTTCAAGGCTTCGAAGGCCTGGATGGGGGTGATCTGCATGACTATCCTTTAAGTTGCAGTTAGGTTAAGCGCGGCGGTTGTCGCGCGGCTGGACATAGGTGCTGAAGTTGGTAGCTTGTTTGCCGGGTTGTGTCTCCCACTTGTTGGACTTGGCTCTCCATCCGGCCGGGATGACGGTCGAGTTATCAGGCTCGTGTGCGCTGGCTTCGCCTTTACGATCCACTAACAAGAAGGTGTGACCCTTCGGAATGCGGTTAGTGTTGCTGTTCATCCATGTTCGGGCTTGCGCCTTAGTGCTGCAAGCGTGGATTTGGTAGACAGACTTGCCGTTAAAGGCTACGTGCACTTGAGTTAAGGCCATTAAGGGCTCCTTAGTGTAGGGGTTAACCCCCATGATTTCTGACATGAGGGGGGGTTGGTGCCGACATTTCCGACTGTTGGCAGAAATCGACACACAGCTTAATGTGGTTGATTTCATTGAAGATTTCACTGTGACAGTTTGTACCTTCCGACATTTCTGACATGTTTCGAAACTCACTGTCCCCCGTTTCATGACGTTAAGGGCTTAACGTGAGTACACTGACATTAAGCCCTTAGCTAATTAGCGCTTCAGAAAATTCTTATGCGCGAGGGGTAGGGTTTTATGTAAGAAATCTCAGAAGTGTCAGAAATGTACAGGAAGAACACTTTCTGACATAGGCCGACCGATTTCTGACAGTCAGAAGTCACTAAGGCTTAATAGGCCCCAAATGTCGCCCAAACCGTAGATGGCCGACACTTCAAGCCCAAAATGGCCGTTAATATAAATCGTCCCGTTCCTTTTTCGCACTAAGCGGCCCTTAAGACCGCTTAGTTAGCTAACTTAAGGCCCTTAACAGCTAGTTAAGCGGCCTTAAGTTAGCTAAGCCGCACTAAGCGGCCTAGTTAAGAGGCTAATTAGCCTTCGATGGTGCGTGCTGCGTCGTCCTTAGCAGTGTCGTCCTTGCCGATCAGCGCGCTAAGTTCAGCCACCATGCTGATAAGAACCATCTTCTTGCCCTTAGGCGCCTTGCCGTTAGACACAGCCAGTGCATGCAGGCCTTCGATGATCATGCAGAACGAGCGAGCCGTAGCCTTAGACGGGCGGCGCGCTTGTCCGAGCATCATGTCGATAACTAAGCGCTGTGCCTTAGGCACGATGCCTTCGTTAAGGACCTCGCGCATCAGGTTGCCGTAGTTGCCGTCCATGCACTGCTTAGCGAAGATTTCCATCATGAGGCGCTGACGTTCGTCCTTCGATGCGAAGCTGATCGACATCTCGAAGCAGCGCGGGTTGCCCTTCTTGTCGAAGGTGACCATGTGGCTGGTGGCGTTGCTCAGTGCGTCGGACACGGTGATCTCGCCGACGATGGAGGGTGCAGTGTTGGTGATCGAGTACATAAAAATTCCTTAGTGAGGTGAAACGTTGTAGCTATGCGGTCGCATGCCAGTTAACCCATAGTTCATAACGCTATGGGCTAACGGACGTGTTGTCCTTCGGGTTGGTCTAGATACTTTGCGCGCCTCTCTAACTACTGGCGCTAACCGATACTTTGCGCGCCTACGTAAACCGGGCGCCGCTGTTTGTTCATCAGGTGACATCGCTACCTTTAGTCCTGCTTTCGGACGCCGCGGCTTGGCCACGGTAGTGCTAAGTAATCGTCGCCCACGCTCCGCATACGTTCCCCGTGCGACTCCGTGCCTTCTCATGCTGGCCTAGTTCGCTGTCCAATACCGTATGGTTCTGCGTGCTTTGATTCCGCTCACGAGCTATAAGCTTTCCTCGGCCTTTCAACCGGATTCCCCGTTAGGGCGCCTATGTCGCAATTCGCACATGCACATCAGTCAATCACGCGCTGATGGCGCGGACACGCTAACCCCTGCACTCGCAACCCCGGTTTGTTTCCCGTCCGGGCGCCGCGCCATGCTTGGCCGCAACTGTGTCGTTCGCATGGCCTCGATACTCGCGTCTTGCGACGCGCGGATTCCATGCTCTGAATTTTTAATGACCGCGACGTTTCGCTGCATCGCTAGGCTTAGGCGCGGGACGGAAGGCCTTTACAGGGGAATCCGTTGGCGCGCCGGCCGGTGCCGATGCTGCTAGAGCTTGGAGGCTCAGCCTGTAGGGACTGCGATCAGCCCCTACACACTAGGCGACGGGTCTACCTGCCCCCCTGGGGGCTGGGGGGCGAGGGAGGGGAGGGGTGGCCAGCCCTTATGTCCTGCACACAGTCCCCAGATCCTCTTCAGCACCTAGTAAACTACTTTACACACGGCAATCGTGCAAGCACGCTTCCGTGGCGCGCTCAGCGCCATAGCAAACGTGACGGCCCCAGCACCCAGCCCACACAGCCACACTAAGTAAACTAGTTTATATTGGGCCCCCCGTGCAAACCCTGCCTTTTATGCACGTCACACTGCGCTATTAGAAAAGCGTGCCTGATAATCGCGTGCATCCCCGCGCCCGCTCACATCACCAGGAGATGCCCATGGCCAGCGACGTCCCGCCCTTCGACAAGAAGAAGAAACCCGCCAAGGGGAAGATGCCGTTCCCGCCGGCCTCCAAGGCGGGAGGCCCGGCCCCCGACAAGGGCGGCAAGAAGCCCAACCCGTTTGCCAAGAAAGGAGCCTGACCATGGCCCGCAAATCAGGAACCCTCTCGATCCAGAAGAAGCCTTCCGTCCCTTCGGGCGGGCGCATGAACCCGACCATGGACCAGAAGACGATGCCCAAGGTGCCGTTGCCGGCCAAGGGCAAGAGCAGCAAGGAATCGAGCACCCGGATGCCCGGGCCGAAGTGACGCTGCGCTAACGCGCGCGAAGCGCGCTCCCCGGATCGCAGATGTCCGACTACGGCCTCGTCCTCCCCGACCATGACCTGACCGCGGCCGACTTCAAGGAGTTGGCGCGCCGTGTCGGGCGTGCCGCCTTCATGCCGCTGTTCCTGCGCTACTACGAGCGGGTGGTGACGAGCGAGGCGACGATCGAGGAGCAGCGCCGCGGGCTGGTGGACATCGCCCGGTGGACGGGTGTCGAGGAAGAGAAGAAGAGCGACCCGAACGCCAACCTGCCGGTTTTCCAGATCATCTTCGGGCAGGCAGGCACCAGCGCGGCCAGCATCGAGGCGGTGGAGGTCATACAGCCGCCCACCCACGAGCCCTTGCCCACCCCTGACCCACGCGCACCTGACGCGCTATTAGACAGTGCGGCGGAACTGATTCCAGCGGACATGCTGAAATCGTTTGCTCACGACCTGGAAGAAGTGGCCCGGTCGGCGCAGCCGGCCGGATCACGCATGAAGGAAATAGCCGATGCCCAACCCCACGCCGCCCCATCCGCCGCTGCAGCACATGCAGACCCTCCCGCGCCTGTCGAACCCGGCCGATCCGCAGATCCACCGCCTGAGCCCGTTCGATCAGGCCCACCGGATTCCGGGCCACGGCTCGCAGCACACCGAGCGGGAATTGACTACGAGCGACCCCAAGGCTTACAACTTGCCCCCGCCGCCCCTGCCGAAACACGCGACGAGCCGGTAAGCCCCACCTTCACCCAGGCGCTGGCCGACCTGGACAGCCTGCTGGACATCTAAGTGCTCCGATATGACGCCAGCCCCACCGGCCAGCGCATGCTGGACTCCCGCAAGTTCGGCCAGTTGATCTGCGGGCCAGTCGGCGGCGGCAAGAGCACGGTGGCGCTCATGAACATGTTTCGCCGAAGTATCCGGCAGGCGGCGTTCGGCGGCATCCGGCACACCAAGCATCTGGTGCTGCGCAACACCATGGCGCAGTTGAAGAGCACCGTGAAGCCGATGATGACCACGTGGTTCGACACCCTGGTGCTGCGCCGCATGGGCCAGTGGAAGCTCACCGACCAGATCTTCGAGGCCCGGTTCCGGCTGCCGGACAACACGGTCGTGCTGTCGGAATACCTGCTGATGGCCGCCGACACGCCGGACGACGTGCGCCGGCTCCTGTCCCTGGAAGTCTCCGATGCCTGGATCGAGGAGGGGCGCGAAGTCGAGGCCGATGTCGCCGAAGGCGTGTCGGGCCGGGTGAACCGGTTCCCGGCACGGGTAGCGGGGGGTGTCACGCAGCCCGGGGTGATCGTCAGCACCAACGCGCCGCCGATCGGCGGCTATTGGCACGGGCTGATGACCAAGCCGCCCCACACCTGGGAGATTTTCATGCAGCCGCCGGCGCTGCTGGACGACGACACCTTGAACCCGAACGCCGAGAATCTCGAGAACCTCGCGCCCGATTACTACGAGAACATCGTGCAGGGCAAGAGCGACGAGTGGATCAACGTCTACCTGAAGAACAAGTTCGGCCAGGGCGACAGCGGCAAGCCCGTGTATCGGCAGAGCTTCAAGAAGAGCTTCCACGCCAGGAAGGGCCTGCGGCCCGTCATGCAGTCGGCGCCGATGGTGATCGGCATGGACAACGGGCTCACGGCCGCGGCGGCCTTCATGCAGCAGGACCCGAGAGGCCGGGTGAACGTGCTCAACGAATGCTACGTGCCGGACGGCCAGACCATGGGCGTCGAGTCGTTCCTGGACCGGCTGCTGATCCCGAAACTGGCGGCCGAGTACCCGGGCTTCCGGCGCGAGAACATCATCTTCGCGATCGACCCGGCCTGCTTCCAGCGCTCGCAGATCGACGAGAAGACCATCAACGCGGCGATCCTGCAGCGCGGCTTCAAGACCTGGAAGCCGCCCACCAACGATCCCGAGCGGCGCATCCAGGCGGTCGAAGGCCTGCTGACGCGCGCCGTCGATGGCGGGCCGGGCTTCCAGTTCGACGAAGAGCGCTGCGGGCACGCGATCGCCACCCATGAATGGGGCTACCGCTGGCGTCGCAGCCCGGAAGGCATCGTCTCGACGCTGGTGGAGAAGAACTTCTGGAGCCACATGGGCGACGCGGTCCAGTACGGCGCGCTGTTCTACAACACCCATGGCGCGCTCACGGCCGGCACCCAGTTCACCGGGCGGGCGCCCTTGCGCAAGATAATCCCCGCACCCTACGCCTACACATAGAGGAGCCTTCATGGCCACCGCAATCGGACTGCCCGCACCCCCCAACCGATTCGGAACGCCCGACATGCTGCGCTCCGGGGCGCCGGTGAGTGCCGGGATGCCAAGCACCGCGCGCTTCGGTTCCGGCCAGATGGGACCGGGCGGGCCGGTCGGCGGCGGCCAGATCTCCTCCGGCGGCGGGCCGGTGGCGCCGGTCGCCGGTCCCAATCCGTTCGGGCCGAATGTGCGCATCGGCCAGCCGGCCTACTCGGGCACCGTGAACGGATTGATCCCGGTCAGGAACCTGACGGCGATCCTGGACGGCGAGAAGAAGGCGGCGGCCGACCGCGCCTATGCGGCCAACAACACCACCACGGTCTTGAGTCTGGTGCAACTGATCAGGAAGCACTGGCAGATGGCGAAAGACGCCAAGCAGGTGGTCGAGCGCAAGATGATCGACGCCATGCGCGCCAAGAGCGGCGAGTACTCGCCGGGCAAGCTGCAGCAGTTGCGCCAGCAAGGGTCCTCCGAGATCTACATGATGGTGTTCTCGACCAAGGCCCGGCAGGCCAAGGCCCTGATCGGCGACGTCATGCTGGGCACCGCCGACGACAAGCCCTGGACCATCCAGCCGACGCCCGACCCGGAGATCCCGCAGGACGTGGTCGAGGTGATCCTGAAAGCCACCACCGATGTCGTGGCGCAAGCCGAGATGGCCGGCGTGCCGATGACGCCCGACGAGATCCGCCTGGGCCTAAGAGAGGTGAAGGACGCAACCAAGGCAATGGTGCTGGAGGAGGCGCGCCAGCGGTGTGAACGTGCCGAGGTCAAGATCGAGGACCTGCTGGCCGAGGGCGGCTTCATAGGGGCACTGGACAACTTCATCGACGACCTGACCACCTTCAAGACGGCGTTCCTGAAGGGGCCGATCGTCAGGAAGCGCGGCGCGCTGAAGTGGGAGGCCCAGCCGGACGGCACCTCGATTCCCGTCGCCACCTTCCAGAACCTGCCGGACTGGGAGCGCGCCGACCCGCTCATGATGTACCCGGCACCCTGGGCCAGGAACGTGCAGGACGGCTTTCTGATTGAACGCCACCGGCTGTCTCCTTCGGCGCTGAGCGACATGATCGGGGTCGAAGGATACAACGAGGACGCGATCCGGCAGGTGCTGGACCAGTACGCGCAGAACGGCTTGCGCGAGTGGCTGCAGGTGGACATGGACCGTCTCGCGGCCGAGAACCGCATGTACTCCAGCATGCAGAACCAGTCCGACCTGATCGACGCGCTGCAGTACTGGGGGCAGGTGACGGGGAAGCTGTTGCGGGAATGGGGCATGACGCCCGAGCAGGTGCCCGACGAAGCGAAGGTCTACGACGTCGAGTGCTGGCTGATCGGCAGTTGGGTGATCAAGGCGGTGATCAACGCCGACCCGCTCGCGCGCCGGCCTTACTTCGCCCAGTCCTTCGAGCCGATCCCGGGCGCCTTCTGGGGCAACAGCCTGTACGACAAGATGCGCGATGTCGAGGACATGTGCAACGCCGCGGCACGCGCGCTCAGCAACAACATGGGGATCGCCTCCGGGCCGCAGGTGTGGGTGAACAATGACCGCTTGCCGCCGGGGGAGGACATCACGACTCTCTACCCGTGGAAGATCTGGCAGACCACCTCCGATCCCATGGGCGTGGCGCAGCCCCCGGTGGGCTTCTTCCAGCCGAACTCCAACGCCAACGAACTGATGGCGGTGTTCGACAAATTCTCGATCCTGGCTGACGAGTACACCGGCATCCCGCGCTACATGGCCGGCGTCGGCGGCGGTGCCGGCGAGGCCGGGCGAACAGCTTCGGGGATGTCGATGATGATCGGCAACGCCAACAAGACGATCAAGAGCGTGATCTCCAACATCGACAAGACGGTGATCGCGCCGCTGGTGACCAATGCGTATCAATATGTCATGCGTTACGTGGGCGATAAAGACTGCAAGGGCGATCTGCAAGTTGTGGCTCGTGGCGCCCTCTCGCTGGTGACCAAGGATGCGGCGCAGGTGCGCAGGAACGAGTTCCTGCAAGCCACGGCCAATCCGATCGACATGCAGATCATCGGCCTCGACGGCCGAGCCTCGCTGCTGCGCGAGAGCGCCAAGGCGCTGGATATGAACACTGACAAGATCGTGCCGAGCCCAACCACACTGGCCATGAAGGCGAAGGTGCAGGCGATGCAGGCACAAATGGCCCAAGGCGCCACCGGCCCGGGTGGCGGCATGGGTCCGGCCGCAGCGCCGCAAGGCCCTCCAGTGGTGGGCCGGCCCGCGCCCGCGGCGCCCGGAGGCGGCCGCCAACTCGATCATGCGCAAGGTCCGGTGACCGAATCCTTTCAAAATTCATAGCACACGCTGCATAATCCGGCCACGCCCAAATGCTTAGTCCGCAAGAGCGTCTCCTGTTCGAGTCCTTGGCGCGCAACACGCGCTTGAGAGACTGGCTGGTGACCCAGAAGGGCAAGCAGATGGAAATTTTGGTCCAGGCCATCGAAGAGACGCAGATACGACGCGCGCAAGGGAATGCCGCCGCGTTGCAGCAGATCATCGACAACCTGGACGCAGCCCTGATCAGCCGTTGAGGCACAGGAGTAGTTGATTGGCCCTGCCAGCTAGGATTCAGCGCGACCTCGATGCCGCCAATGCGCTTCTCGCCCCTCCACAGCAAGACCCGCAAGTGGCGCTACCGAACCCCGCCGAGCCCTTAGCAGAGGTCACGCAGGTTCAGTCCCCGGCCGCGACGCCGGCAGCACCGCCCGTTGCGCCCCCACCGCCTCCTCCACAGGAGGACTGGGAGCACAAGTACAAGACCCTGCAAGGGGTCCACAACCGACACGTCGGTGACTTGAAGCAACGGGTGGCGGAACTGGAAGCGCACCTGGACCGGGTGCGCGCCCAGCCCGCCGCTGCCCCGGCGACACCGCAGGCGCCGGTGCTGAACCCGCAGGACGCTGAGACATTCGGATCGGACTTGGTGGAGATGGTGCGGCGCACGGCCGAAGGCATTGCGGGCAACACCATCGAGTCGCTGAACACCCGGATTGCCCAGCTTGAGCAGCAGTTGGCTGGCGCCACCGCTGTCGCTTCGAAGACCGCCGACGAGGTGTTCTACGAGCGGCTCGATGCGCTGGTGCCCGATTGGGCGACGGTGAACGCCGACGAGGGCTTCCTCGTGTGGCTGGCCGAAATCGACCCGATGTACGGCACGCCGCGCCAGACGGCACTGACTCAAGCGGGCAATGTGCGCGATGTGAATCGCGTGGCCCATGTATTCAATTTGTACAAGGGCACGGTGCCAGCCAAGCCGAAGCCAGCGTTACGGCAGGAACCCACCGTCACACCGCGAACGTCAGGCAACGGCGCGGCCCAAGCGGTGCCCGCAGGCGGCAACCAGCAGGTCATCACTGTCCAGCAGGTCGAAGCGTTCTACAAGGACGTGCAGCGCGGGCTCTACCGGGGCCGGGACACCGAGATGTTGCAGCAGGAGGCGATCATCAACGCTGCGCTGGCTGAAAACCGAATCGTGGACGCAAGGCACGTTCCCCGCTCGATGTAAGGCCGGCGCGCTCGCTAGGAGCGCTTCATGGCCACCATCACCCCTGCTGCCGTCTTTCCGGTAGCCGCACCCTACAACACCACGCCCCCGTACTCGGGCACGTTCATCCCGACCATCTGGTCGGCCAAGATGAACGCGAAGTTCTACGCCGCCTCGATCTATGGCGACATTTCCAACAACGATTGGGAAGGCGAGATCGCCAACATGGGCGACAAGGTGATCATCAACACCGCGCCCACCATCACGATCAGGAACTACGTGGTCGGCGCGGGCCTGACCTACGAGGTGCCGGCACCCCAGACGCAGGAACTGGTGGTGGACAAGGGCAAGTACTTTGCCTTCCAGGTCAACGACGTGCTGGCCTATCAGGCGCAGCCCAACCTGATCGACGTCTTCAGCGAGGACGCGGCGCAGCAGATGCGCATCTCGATCGACTCGGCGGTCACCTACGGCGTCTTCAACAAGGCCGACGCGGCCAACATGGGCGCCACCGCCGGTGCCAAGAGCGGCCTCTACAACCTGGGCACCGACGCCGTGCCGGTCACGCTGACAGCGGCCAACGTGCTGCAGAAGATCCTGGAACTGGCCAGCGTGCTGGACGAGCAGAACATCCCGGACAGCGGGCGCTGGGTCGTGATCGACCCCTTCACGCGCCAGTTGCTGCTGCAGTCGCCGATCGCGCAGGCCTACTTCACGGGCGACGCCACTTCGCCGGTGCGCAACGGCCTGATCGGCATGATCGACCGCTTCAAGGTCTACGTGACGAACCAGTTGCCCAAGGGCGCCGCGGCCTCGCCGTGGGTCTCGGGCGATGGCACCGAGAACTCGATCGCCAGTCCCACGGGCGTCAAGCGCCGCGCGATCATGGCCGGCCACATGAGTGCGCTGACCTTCGCCGCTTCGATCACCAAGCTGGAAACGATCCGCAACCCCACGGACTTCGGCGACTACATCCGCGGCCTGAACGTGTACGGCTTCGGCGCCCCGGCACCCAAAGGGCTGGCCCTCCTGGTGGCGGCCTGATACTGGGGTCCGCGACGCCCTCGCGGACCTTGGAGGCTCCACCATGAAGAAGCTCGAGTTTTTTCTGCCACGGATCCTTCCGTGGTGCCTGGGGGCTCCCGAGCCCCTGGTCTATCAGGCCCTGGTCGATTCGGCCTCGCAGTTCTGCGAGGAATCGACCTGCGTGCGCTACACCACCGACCCGATCACGATCATCAAAGACGTGCCGGACTACGACATCGACCTGCCGGCGGGGATGGACCTCGCGCGCGTGATGCGGGTCTGGTACGGGCCGGACCCGTGGGCCGCGCCGCAGGGCAACCCGGTCAACTGGCAGGTGACCGGACTGGACACGCTGACCATCTACCCGACGCCCACGGATGCGCTGGAGCCGGGCCGCTGGATGTTCATCGAGGTGGCGACCAAGCCCAGCCGCAACGCCTCCTCGCTGGACGACCGCCTGTACAGCGACTGGATCGAAGGGGTGGTGGGCGGCGCGGTGTACCGCCTGTGCTCGACGCCTGACCAGCCCTACACCAACCCGAACAACGCGGCGATGGGCCTGCGGGCCTTCAACGTCTGGCGCGGCAAGGCCCAGTACGAAGGCACCAAGAACCGCGTCAGGCGCGACACTGTGGTGCGGGCGCGCCCGTTCGCATGAAAGGCCCGCCATGACGACCCCCGCCAAGGATGTGCTGCAGCGCGTGGTCTGGCTGCTGCAGGACGAAGACAGCAAGCGTTGGACCGCGGCCGAACTCACGCAGTGGCTGAACGACGCCCAGACCGCCGCGCAGACGCTGCGCCCGGACGTGACCGAGGTCGTGACCAGCGTCACGCTGGCGCCGGGCGCCATGCAGAACCTGTATGACATGGTCTCCGACCTGCCGCAGCCGCCGGTGAAACTGATGAAGGTGTCGCGCAACACCTCGGTCGAGGGGCGCTTCCGCGCCGTCCGGCTGGTGTCGCGCGAGATCATGGACGTGGTGCGCCCGAGTTGGCAGAGCGACTCGCCGGCCACCGACTGCGTGAACTACATGGTGGACGTGAACCTGCCCGCCGCCTTCTGGGTCTGGCCGCCGGCGCCGGTGCCTTCGGCCCAGGTGCCCGCGATGATGGTGGAGATCCACTACTCGGCGATGCCGCTCAAGCTGGACCTGCCTGCGGCCGACAAGACCTGGAAGGACGTGGTCGGCGACTTGAGCGTGCGCGACCGCTTCGCGATGGTGCTGGTGGACTATGTGATGTATCGCGCCTTCATGAAGGACGCCGAGTTCGGCGCCAACGGGGCGCGCGCCAAGACCCACTTCGACATCTTCCAGTCCGCGCTGATGGCCGACGTGCAGGGCACGATGGTGGCGCAACCCACGGCCAAGGCCGCTTGAGGAGCAACGCGATGGCCGTCAAGCAGAAATTCAAGCTGGTGCAGAACGACCAGATGCCCGAGGTCTGGCTCTCGCTCACCGACAACATCACGGGCGATCCGATCGATGTCAGCGACGTCGGCACCGCCGTCTACGCGCACCTGCGCGAAGTGGGCTCCAAGGTGGTGAAGGAATCGCTGGTCTGCGACAAGCTGGCCGGCGTCGTGATCGCCACCAACGAGGAGACCGGCGCCCAGACCATCAGCGTGGCGCCGCCCTACGACACGCCGGGGCGCGGCGGCCGGGCGGCGATCGTCTGGAACGAGGACACGCTGGACAAGGCCGGCACCTTCCAGGCCGAGATCGAGGTGGTGTTCGCCGACGCCAAGCCCATGACGTGGTACGACCTGTTGCAGTTCCAAGTCCGCGAGCAGTTCGCCTGAAAGAGCCGTGCGTGTTCAAGACCTTCGACACCCCAGCGCCCACCGGCGAGACGATCAGCGCCAGCGTGCGCCGGCTCTCGGTGGCGTCGCAGGCGATCGAGGTCCGGGTCGATGCGACCATGGTCCAGTTCGAGGTCGATGCGCTGCTGGTGGCCTCGAACTCGAACGCGCTGCGCCGCTTCCACTTCTACTTCGATGTCTGGTTCACGGACGCGCTGGCGATGGAAGCGGGCTTCCAGTGGCCCGAGGAAGTGGTGGTGTTCACCGACGACGGCCTGGAGGTGGCGATCCCGGTCCACTGGGGCGACGACGAGGTGGTGCTGTTCGCCGAGCAAGTGCTGGGCGCGGACTTCGCCATCGAGGCGGCCGAGTTCGTGGCGCTGGCCGACTACTCGATCCAGTATGTGCTGGACTTCGCCGCCGGCGAGACGCTGCGCTTTTCCGACATGTCGGTCGCCTGGGATGGCGTCCATGCCTGGGCCGAGACAGTCGTGGCGCTCGATGCGCTGTCGGTGATCGGCGGCAACACGGTGGCGCTGCAGGAACTGGTCAGCCTGTCCGAGGTGATGATCGGCGGCCCGATCGTGACCTTCGGCGATGCCGTGCGCTGGAGCGAACTGGTTTTCTACGTGATGGACTTTGCGCTGCAGCCCGAGTCCGTGACCTGGGTCGAGGTGCTCACGGTCTCGCTGGTCGCGAACACCGATGCGCGTCCTGGCGCCTTCATTCCTGGCTCGGCTTTGCTGGGCAGTCCGACCTGAACTCATAATTCGCCACCCTTCGAAGGACCACTACCATGCGACTCCGTACTCTTGTGAGCGACCTGCTCCACACGCTCGGGCTCGTGTCCCTGCGTCGCGACGAAGTAACGATCAGCGGCGAGTTCCGCTACTGGTTCATCAACCCGGAGGGCATGCGGGTCAGCGAGGACCACGTGGTGCGTAACCTCGTGGTCGATTCGGGCAAGGCGTTCCTGGCCAACCGCTCGATCTCCGCAGCCAAGAACCCGATCAGCCACGTGGCGATCGGCAGCGGCGTGACGCCGCCGGCGGTGGGCCAGACCCAACTGGTGACCGAGACCGCGCGCGTGGCGCTGTCCACGGCGACTTCGACCGGCAACGTGGTGAACTGCGCCGGCACGGTCCCCGCGGGTACGGGCACTGGCACGGTGGAAGAGGTGGCCCTCTTCAACGCGGGCACGGCCGGCGACATGATCTCGCGCACGCTGACCGGCACCATCACCAAGCCGGCGGGCCTGGGCCTGCAGTTCTCCTGGACGCTGACGGTCAACTGAAGTGACCACGCTGAACCTGTTCTCCAACCGCGCCACCGCGAAACTCGCGGCGGACGTGATCGCGGGCGACACCGCGCTCACGCTGGTGACCGGCGAAGGCGCGCGCTTCCCGGCGTTGGCGGCGGGCCAGTACTTCCGGCTCGTGCTGCAGAAGGGCACCGGCCCGACCGACCAGCGCGAGTACATGGTCTGCACCGCGCGCGCCGGCGACGTGCTCACGGTCACGCGGGCGCAGGAGGGCACACCGGCCGCCGCGTTCGCGACCAACGACGAGGTCTCGCTGGTGGCCACCGCGCTCAGCATGACCTCGTTCGTGCAGCGCAGTGGCGTCACGCTGCAGGGCGCGCTCGAAGTCGAAGCGGTGCCGAGCACGCCGCTGGGCATCGCCACCAAGAGCTACGTCGATACCGGCACGCTGGCCGACGCGCCTTCGGACGGCGTCTACTATGTCCGCCGCAACGCGGGCTGGGTCGATGGCGATGGCGTCTTTGCCACCGACGCGGCGCTGGGTGGCAAAGTCGCAAAAGCTGGCGACACGATGACCGGCGCGCTTGGGGTGGCCGATGGCATCGTCTCGGCGCCGGGGCTCAGCTTTGCATCGGAAGCGTCGCTGGGCATGTACCGGCCCTCCACCAGCAACATCGGCTGGGTCGCTGCGGGCGCACTCGTGAAGACGTTGGGCGCAGCGACATCGACCAGCACCTACATCTCGCTGAACCCCCGTGCGGTAGGTGGCGCATTCCTCCAACTGGTCAATGCACCCGCTGCGTCGGTCAACTACAACGTGTTGAGCGTGGGGGTGGATCAGGCGCACGGCTATATCGGTTTGGGTAAGAACGGATCGGCCACGGACAAGCCGTTGGATTTCACCGGGGCGGCCGGCTATAGCTTCGATGCCGACCCCTATGTCTTCCCGCGCGTGGCGACCGGCAACGCCAATATATATTTAATCAACCAACCGGCCGGGGTGAGCCCCTATCAGCGGCTGGTGATGGGCATGTCGGGAATCAATGCCGTCATTGCAGCGTCAGGTGTCGGCGCGGCCAAGCCGCAGATGTTTTTCGATGCCGCGAACTTCACCTTCTCTGGCTCGGCGCTCGTGGTCCCCTCTCCGGGCTATATCTCTTCCTATGGTGACGTTCTCAGCGGATCGAATCTTGCGCTGATGCAGGGCAACTCGGCCAACCCCTATGTGCGCTTCACATCGGATGGCTGGAAGTTGGTCTATGCGGCGGGGTCGCTGGTCTGGCAGAGCCCAACCTCCGTGAACCTGCTGACGATTACCGGGGGTGGCGACTTGACGATCTTCGGCGCAGTGGCGGTCAAGGCCAGCGGTACGACCTGGGCGGTTTCTTCAAGCCGCGACATCAAACACAACATCCGGGACTACACGCCGGGGCTGGCAGAACTGCTGCGTGTGCGCCCGCGTTCCTACCAACTCAACGACGACGAGACCCGCGGGACTTACCAGGGCATCGTGGCCGATGAGGTGGAGGGGCCGTTCCCGCGCTCGATCACCTGCGGTCCCGATGGCAAGGCGCTGTTCAATGCCGACCCGCTGTTCTGGGCCATGGTCAACGCACTCAAGACGCTGCACCACCGCATCGACGAACTGGAGCACCAGTGAACCAATTTACCCTTCGCTTCACCGCTCAAGAGGTGGACCAGATCGCCAACATCCTGGCGCAGCGTCCGTTCGTCGAAGTCCATGCCTTGCTGGCCAATATCAAGCAGCAGGTCGATCAGGCGCAGCAGGCTCCGCAGCAGCGGCCACAAGACGTACTCACAACCGACCAACCAGGAGCCTAAGCCATGCATCTCATGCTGACCAACAAGGGGCCGACGCCCATGCCCATCGGCTCGCCGGACGCTGGGGGTTATGAAGACCTGCTGCCGCCGGGCCTGGAGATCGCCTTCGCGCGCGACGACATCGCCACGCTGATCTTCGGCGAGCAACCCGAGCCCGCCGGCCGCAGCAAGCTGGATGCGCTGGCGGTGGACCCGGCCTCGCCGCTGGCCATCGAGTACGGGACCAACATCGACCAGTGGAAAGGCCGCAGCGATGCCATCGCCGAAGAGGCTGAGATGGTGTTCAACCTGTTCGTGCGCAACGTCGGGCGCGACGACGTCACGATCACGACCACCGATGGCGACGTGACGATCAAGGGCGGCGACGGCGCCTTCATCGAGACCCTGTCGGGCTCCAAGCTGGTGGGCGCGCCGGGCGCCGGCCCGGACCCCGACGAGGCCGGCCAGATGGAAGCCACCGGCTTCACGGCCGAGCAGGACCCGCAGGTGACGGTGGACGACGCCACGGGCCTGAACAACGGCAACACCGTGGCGCTTGTGGCCACCGGCGGCACGCCCGAGGCGCAAGCGGCGATCAACGGCAAGAGCGGCGCGATCTACGACTTGCTGCTCAACACCTTCCGCTTCCCCAACGTGGACCTGACCGGGGTCGATGTGACGGGCCTGACCGCGACGGCCACCTTCACGCCGGACCAGGACAACACCGGCACCATCAGCGCGTTCACGGCCGCCAACCCGACCGAGGTGACGATGGACGCCGAGGACGAGTCGCTGATCTCGGTCGGCGGCCTGATCACGCTGGAAGCGCTGGAGGGCGACCCGGCTGCGATGGCGCTGATCAACGGCGCTTCGGTGGAGGTGCTGTCCAAGGCGCCGGTGACGCTGGACTTGGACCTCTCGGGTGGCGACGTGACGGGGCTTCGGGCCGACTTCGTGGTGCTGTAGCCATGGCCAAGCTGAACGCCAAGAAGCGCAACGCCCTGGCGGACTCCACGTTCGCCGGGCCGGATCGCAGCTATCCGGTGCCGGACAAGTCGCATGCGGCCAATGCGAAAGCACGTGCCACGCAGCAGGTGAAGGCCGGCCACCTGAGCCCGGCCACCGCGGCCAAGATCAAGGCCAAGGCCAACCGTGTCTTAGGAAAGTAACCATGCCTACCAAAGAAGAAAACGACGCCGCCCTGGCCACCTTCAACGAAGCCTCGAAGGCGTTCGTGGACGCGATCTATCCCGAGAACGCGGCCCCGCCCGTCGAGCCGCCAGTCGAGCCTCCGATCGATCCCCCGCCCAGTCCGCCGGTGAAGCTGGCCGACGAGTACGGGGTGTTCACGCTGACCGAAGAGGCCATGGTGCGCTTCGGCAACGAGACCCAGTATGTGGAGAAGCTGATCCCGGCCAATGAAGAGACGTCGTGCAGCATCATGACCTTCGGCAGCGACCCGGTGCCGGGCGGCAACAAGTCCTGCTACACCGCGGGGGGCTCCAGTGGAGGGGGAACACCGCCTTCCCCTTCGCCGGCTCCCTCACCTTCGCCCTCGCCGCCACCCTCGCCGTCTCCAAGCCCGCCAGCGGGCGGTCGCGTCGCCTACTACGGCAACCCGCGCTTCTACTACCCACCCGACGCCATCCGCATCCCGCCCTCGAACAAGAGCGAGATCCAGGCCCTGGTGGACCAGGGCAAGAAGATCCGGCTTGACGTGGGCGACTACACCGGCATCCCGGATCTGGTGCTGAAGACCGGCGCGGAGATTTACTGCTGCCCGAAGCGCACGCGCCTGGGCAAGGTCCACCTCGCGGCCGGGAGCGACAAGGCGTTGCTGAAGGGCGCTGCGACGGACGGCATCATCTACGACGCTGGCACGCCGATCACCGAGACCGTGCTGGGCATGGTCTACGGCGACATCTCCTCGACCGGCGCCAAGATCGAGCGCGGCATGCTGGCCTCGATTGGCGGACGCATCGACTGGGATGCAGGTGCGGATGGCTGGCACCGCAACAACCGCGTGATCCGGCAGCGCACGCACAACGCCGGCTTCAACGGCGATTTCCCCCACTTCCGGCTGAAGGGCGCGCCGGGCCGGACCAGTTGGGGCAACGTGGCGCTCGACGGCAACGTCCTGGGGACGTGGTACGCGGGCTATGACGTGTCGGGCCAGAAGGACTTCACGCTGTCCGGGCTCGACGAGGAAGACTACCAGCCGCACAACCATGCGAGCGGACATGCGGCGGTCTATGTGCGCGATGTCGGCACCTTCAACCTGATGGCCGCCAACGGCACGCTGGACGGCTGCGCCGACGCCGTGGACTCAGGCGCGGACAACAACAACTTCATCTTCAGCGACCTGAAGCAGAACGGCCAGGGGCCGACGCGCCGAGCCTTGCGCTTCGTCGAGCCGATGAAGCGGGCGGCGCTGTGGAAGTGGCGCACAGACGGCGGCATCGACAACCAAGTCCCGGCCTCGCTGGTGCTGATCGACCCGCGGCAAGTGACCGCCGTCAATGAAGCGATCCAACTGCTGTGCAGCGACATCGCCAACTCCACGGCCTGGGGCTTCCCGGACCTGAGCCATCCGATCGACGACCCGGTCGGTGACCTCGATCCGGCCAGCCAGCCCGACATGGCCAATGAACTGCAGGCCATCGTGGACGGCGCGCTGGAGTGCGATGTGGAGGGCAAGGTCTACTGGCTGGAGCGGCCGGTCAGGATCAAGCGCGAGGCGGTAGTGACTGGCGTCGCCGGCAGGACCGCCTTCGTTTCCAAGAATCCCGGCATGGCTTGTTTCGAGACCGACTTCGAGGCCAACGGCCAGACCATCACGGCCAGCTTCCTGTTCATCGACGTCTTGTTCCAGGGCGGGCTCGTGGGCTACGGCCAGAACGAACCCGGCGTGCAGGCCAACGAGTTCGGCTTCATCAACGTCACCTTCCGCGACATCGGCAGCGGCGGCACGGACGTAGGAGACACCTACGCCTGGGACAACGGCTGGTCGGAGCACTGCACCTTCTATCGCTGCGGTAGCGGCATGCGCCAGCGCGGGCTCCAAGGTGGCTCGACGCAGAACAACATCGGCTATATCGACAAGAACAACTGCCTGCGCAACCGCTACATCGAATGCGACTACGGCATCGACTGGTGGTGCGGCCGAGCCAACAACCTGAACGGCTTCACCGAGTGCGACTTCTACAAGTGCCGGCTGGGCGCCTTCCTGCTGCAGGGCGGGCACAACGTCACCAAGTTCAACAACTGCCGCTTCTACATGTGCGGTGGCGAAGTGATGTGCGAGGCTGGATCGAACATCGTGACCTATGTCCATTGCCACTGGGTGGCGGCACCGGAGACCAAGTACTTTGTCTCGATGCAGTCCTATGTCGAAGGCGGGGACGCGGACCCGAACGGCACCGAGGCCGTGCTGTTTGGCCCCAACGTGGACGGCACGCAAGGCTGGGGCTTGAATGCCATGGTCCACAACATGGAGTCCAAGGCCAAGATCGGCGTGCCCGAGGAAAGCTGGCTGTCGGTGTTCGCCGTCAACTCGACGTTCAAGGACCAGCCCGAGTGGAGCAAGCCGATTGCCTATCGGCACTATGACTCCAAGAGTTCGCACGACACCGGTGACGACACCTGGGAGCCGGTCACCACGATCCTGGATGGCGAGTGCAAGCCGGGGACGCGGTTCCTCAGAGAGTGGCCCGAGTGAAAGTCATCATCTTGTCTTTGCTGCTGTACGCGCTGATCCCCACGGGGCACACGCTGGCGCGTGAGACCCAGGAGCAGCCGCGCGGCGATCTCAAGTGCAAGCAGTACACATGGCTGGATTACCGGCGCGGCTTGCGCATGTGCAAGCACGACTGGGAATGCCGCAACCGGGTCTCGCGCCGCGCCGAGCAGTGCAAGCTGAGGAAGAAGTCATGACGGTCATGCGCCTGACCCAGTTCCTGGGAGCCAACAAACAGATCCACCCGAAGCTGCTGGCTCCGGGGCTGGGGGTGCACTCATGGAATCAAAAGCCGGGCCGGGGCGACTTCCGCCCCTGGCGCCTGCCCAACGGACAAGCGCCGATCCCGCCGGGCGCCAAGACGATCTACCGCATGGGGCGCGACGTGCGCGACATGTCCCGATACTGGCTGTCCTGGCCCTCAGTGGTTTATGCGGTTCGTGGCTTCGACGCCAGCGACACGACTGAGCGGACCTACTTCGCGGGCGAGGAGATCACGCCGCAGGTGACCGACAACACGATGGCGCTGATCGGCTATCCGTACCCGTCCTCCAGCCGGCCGATGAAGATCCCGCCGCCGGCCAGCGGCCCGCTGATCGAGAGCGCGACGCCGGGCACCGACGCGGCACTGATGGAGACCTACTTCTACGTCTACACCTATGTGAACGACTGGGGCTGGGAGAGCGCGCCGAGCCCGGTCTCCAACCAGTTGGACCAGTACGCCAACGGCACGATCAAGGTGAGCGGCTTCACCAATCCGCCGGCGGGCAACTACCACATCAACCGCCTGCGCATCTACCGCACGCAGGCCTCGACGGGCGGGGCGGACTTCTTCTACGTGACCGAGCAGCCGATCGGCGTCACGCAGTTCATCGACGACAAGACCTCGATCGGCGAGGTGATCCCCACGGCCACCTGGGCGCCGACGCCCGACGACCTGGACTGTCTGACGGCGATGTGGAACGGCATGCTGGCCGGCATCTCGGGCGGCGGGGTGCGCTTCTGCGAGCCCTACATCCCGTACGCATGGCCGCTGCAGTTCGAGATCATCCCGCCCGACGCCACGCCCGTGGGCCTGGGCGTGTTCAGCCAGAGCCTGCTGGTCCTGACCACGGGGAAACCGCTGTTGGTCGCGGGTAGCACCCCCGATGCGATGGACCAGCGGGTGCTGGACATCCCGCAGGCCTGCGTGGCCAAGCAGTCGATCGTCAGCATGGGCTCGGGCGTGGTCTGGGCCTCGGACGATGGTCTCTGCTACTACGGCGTGGACGGTGCCAAGATCCTCACGGCGGGCATCATGAACCGCGAAGACTGGCAGCAGATCAAGCCGGCCTCGGTGATCGGCTGCATGTACGAGGGCCTGTACTTCGGCAGCTACGACCCGCTGGGCAACGGCGTGCGCGAGGGCTTCTTCATCAACCCGCAGAGCCAGGACACCGGCATCTACTTCATGCGCACGGGCTACCCGGCGATGGCCTTCGACCAGTTGATGGACCACCTGTTCGTGGTGATCGGCTCCAACGTGTGCAGTTGGGACACCGACGCGGCCTTCTTCACGGCCGAGTTCCAGTCGGGCACCACGCGCCTGCCCAAGCCGACCACCAGCTTCGCGGTGGCCGAGGTGGTGGCGGACGGCTACCCGGTGAAGCTGAAGCTCTTCTGCGACGGCGTCATGCGCTGCGACGAGTGGGTCCAGTCGAGCGAGCCGTTTCGCATGCGCGCGGGCTACATCGCGCAGGAGTTCATCTGCGTGCTGTCCTCCGACAAGCCGGTGCAGGCGGTGGCGTTCGCGCACTCGATCGAGGAGATCGCCAGCGTATGAGCCGCATGGACATGTTCCGCCAGCGCCATCGCAGCGTGCAGCCGCGCGCGGTGGACGACATGGCCACCATGACGCTGGACGATCCCAAGCGCAGCGACGTGCCTTCGCCGAGCGCGGAGAACTTCGCGATGCGCGTGCGCGAGACGCTGATGGTCTACCTCGGGCGCCAGGGCGACCCGCTGGACCGCGGCATCACGCTGCGCGACCTGATCGATGCCGGCGTCGTCACCATCGCGCCGGGCTACTCGCTCGGGCCGGGCGGCGGCGCGATCCCGATCGGGCCGGGCGGGGGCGGCGCGGCCAGCCAGATCAAGCCTGACTTGACGCCACCCCCCACGGTGACGGGGCTGGTCGTGACGCCCGGCCTGTCCAACATCTTCTTCGAGACCGACCCGCCCACCTTCGCGATGGGGCACGGCTACTTCGTCACCAACATCTACGGCGCGCAGCAGGCCGCGGGCCA